AAAACTGTACCTTACAGATCGGCGGAGTATGCAAGAACCGCACAGAAACAACTGTGCCGTGCCACTTCTACCCGATAGGCGGTCAAGGTAAGGACAAGTCATTTGATGGGATTGCTGACGGTCTGAACATGGCTTACGGGTGCTATGAGTGCCACACCTACATAGACGGCTTGAGTAAGGATGACCCGATGCGCTGGCGCTTTGCTTGTGCGGGAATTATACGGACACACAGGTTGTTGTACAAACGCGGCATAAAGCCACGGCAATAGCTCACATGAGCTTTCTTTTAATCAGGAGTAAAAAATGCAGTTTAAATCAAAAGTTAAGTTAACCGGACTTGGTACGAACAAAGAGGGCAATGAGTCACAGGACCTGGCTTCAGGTATGACGCTGAAACTCACGGCAGTCCTTGGTACTAAACACATCAATGAAATCTTCTCTACCCTGGGATCAGGCAAGACTGAAGAAATGTTCAGGGGTGAAGCTTCTGCCAATGCCCTCGATGATTCTTTCTGGGATGAGAAAGATTTACCGCGCTGGTACGGGATCAAATCAATCGCTCTTGATAAAGAGTTGAACCACGTTACTGTCCGGATTGATGAGAATGACAGCCTGGTAGCCGAGGGAGCAGTCCTGAAGGGCTTTGTAGTCTCTCCCACCAACGAGAAAGGTGTATGGGATGCCAGCTTCTCTTGTTACATCCAGGACCCGTCAGACGAAGTTCTGGCCTACTGCTTCCACAAGCTGAAAAGTTCCATCTTGTTTGAGGCTGAAGAAGTTGATGTTCCCGCGCCAGCAGATGAGCATAAACCTGATCCGGAAACCAAAAAGGTTGGTGATAAAAAGCCAGCCGAAAAGGTTGTTGATATCAAGTCGCCCAAAAAGGTTGGTGATAAAAAACCAGCTAAAAAGGTTGGTGATAAAAAGCCAGCCGAAAAGGACCCTTTTTGAGAATGACAAATAGTGGTTAAGGGATTTCTGTTGCTGTCACAAGAACACCTGTGATGGCAGCAGTAATCTTATTAGCCTGAACCGAATTAATGGGATCAGAAATGCCAACAAATTCATCAATCTTTGCAGCAAAGGCTTTTATGTTTAAAGTTGTCTTTATGTCCGAGTTCAAAACTGAATCTTTGGTTTTAAGCAGTGCTGCGTTAAGGCCTTCAATGGTGAAGTATCCACGACTTATAGATTCAGATACTTTCTGCAACTCCTGGATTTCATCAATGTACGGATGCTTTGTTGATTTATACGCTGCCATTCGGCTTAGGTTTGATGTCGTAAGGTGTGAACTTTTTCTCATTGCTGCTGATCTCTTCGCACATCCTGCACATGGCATGGTCGTTTCCTCTTTTGGTTTCCGGCCTTCATTCTATACAACAATCAAAGGAAATTAAAGATGAAAGAGATCAATTGGAAATTGTTATTCGCAATATTCTTGTCCCTTAATGCCATTGCGCTCCCGCTTGGGTTTGTATTCCCGATGGTAGCGAGCCTGATTCATAGCATGACAAGCATGTTCCTGTTGATATTTTTTGGCCTTTCATTCCTTGAGGAAAAAGAAATCAACTGGTTTGAAAAAATATTTGACAAAATTAAATTAATATTCTGGAGAAGATAATGCATTTATTTGACATCGAAAAAGCTCAAGCGTTGAGGCTCAGTAACCCAAAATGTGTTGGGGCAAGGATATTCAATGTAATTTTAAATACCTATATCACACCATCTGCACTGTGCATAGTCATGAACACGACCAGTATGGTTATTTTAAGTTGGTTGTATGGTCAATACTCACCCAGGCCACAAGAGAAGGTTGAACGACTGGAAAAGATTCTGACAGCACTTGAGTTATGCATATCCAAAGGGCTTATAACACGCCCTGAAGGTGAACTCTCGTTTGAAAGTTATCGTAACTGGCATAAAGGAAAAAAGGCAGTGGCGATGATCTATAAAGCCTTTGATGAACTGCAAGAAGAAGTCGTGAAATCTGAAAAGGCAGAAGAAAAATGATCATTCAATGTGGGAAAAACAGGCGGATTAAATCTTATACATATGGCTGGAAAATTGAAAGGCTGGTTGTTGCGGAATCAGGAAAGAATATAGGCCAGCAACGATGGGATGAAGATAGCCCCGCATACCCGTCATCGCTTGCTAACGCCCTGGAAGCAGTCTTGGACCGTACATTGAAGGAAAGCCCTGACTGTGACGTTAGTGACCTCCCTGAAGCTCTCAAGGTGGCTTACCATGAGCTTAGATCATACATGGTGAAGGCAAGAGAAGCTGCGTAAAGCCGGAGGATAATTGATGGGACAAGTAAGAGAGTGGCTTAGTTTTGACGAACAGCCGTCAAAAGGGAAAACAAAAGTATGGACTGTCATAGCAATGGCATCCTGTATTTGCCTTGGCGAAATTAAGTGGTGTTGTGGCTGGCGGAAATACGCTTTTTATTCCTATTCCAACACGCTATATGAGCAAGAATGCCTTCGGAAGATTGCAGATTTTGTTGAATTAGCAACCACGAATCAGCGAGCTACTTGGAAAAATCCGCCACCGGAGCAAAAGCCATGAGTGGCAAATGGGATGGATGGAAACACGGAAACAAAGGCACCAAAACGGTTGATTACCCTACTCAGGCAGGCGTTCCGCGTAAAAAAGAAGATTGGTATAAGTACATTAAACCCGCGCATCCTTATATAGTCTATGAGCCTGATAAGTACCCTGAATCTAGATACCCCGCCCCAAGCCTGTGGTTGCGCGTGCTCCAGCGAATAATAAATGGACTAACTGAAATCATCCTGGCATCAATCGCGGGGTTCTGGATATTTATATCGGGGTTTCTGTACGCAATGAAGGTGATGGGATGAAAAAAACAAACAGGTCATTGAGGATACGACACCCTCAGAGGAAATAAAATGCAGCTTAACTCCCAGTTCTTAAAAACTATTTGTGATCCGTTTGTTCTGCCTGTTAATGTTTCTGACGTAAATAGCATTTCTGACGCTATGTTCCGCATGCTCTATGCTCACCAGAACCCATCAGAAGAAAAAATTGCAGTTGGTCTTGCTGCCAATCAAGTCGGTATACCAAAAAGATTAATCGTAGTTAATTACGCTGGCTTCAAAGAAGCTATGGTAAACCCCGTCATAGAAAAGTTTCGTGGCGGGACCAACATTGAATCTGAAGGTTGCTTGTCATTCCCTGGAAAGCTGGTATCTGTTGAGCGCTATAAGATTATTGTCGTTTCATGGCTGGCAATTGATGGCACCCCAAAGCGGATAAAGATACGCGGCTTGCTGGCCAGGATTGTTCAACATGAGATCGACCACCTTGACGGTATTGGTATAATATGAAGGAAACAAAGGCTAACAAAGGAAATGACGCCTGAAGAAACACAATATTGCCCGAAATGCAAAACTGAAATGACAAGTGCGATTGTGCTTGTCAGGGCATTAAGGCCGGAAGACACAAGCGTTCATGTTCACTGCATGAAGTGTCCAAAGTGTAATCATCACTGCCTACCAGCAGAAATCACTTCCTCGGCACTATCGACACCACCGTATTGTCAACCAGGATGGCCATGAGATCGCTTCCTACGCCATATTTTCCATTACCCATACCCTTCATCATGGAAATCGTTGCATCGCTTAGTATCTCTGTCTCAATGGTTTCAACATCAAGCTTGTAAACGTATTGGAGATAGCGCAGCAGGGCATGCTCAGAAATTATGATTGTGCCTTTTTGAATCTTCTCGATCTCTTTTGTAGCCTTGTCCATCTTTCCTTTAATTACGGAAACTACATGCTTGTCAACAGGCCTCTTTTCATAAACAGACTTGAGATCACGGGAAAGCTTTGCCCTTCGTGATGTGAGGGTTTTCAGTCGCCTTGATTTATCTCCCACTGAAAACCTCTTTTAGAATTCTTCTTTTGCCACATATGTTTTAACTACAAATGTTTTAGTTGCGTTGTCACGACATGAGCATTTTGTTTTAATTCGAAAACCATAGGTTACTCCCTATTCAATCTTTCCATCAAATCATATTGCGCAGCCATTTCTGCCAATGTAGCTGATCTCGGTCTGCCGAGTGTATCTACAAGATCGCCGCCAGCAAAAGTTATATTGCCTGTTTCAGCTACAGTTTGCATAAGCGAGCCGGGCATAATGGTACCAGCAGTTTGATAGTCTCCCAGTGAAGAACCCAGCCTTGCATGAAAAGTACCCCATTGGACATCAGCATCCTTTACGTTTTTCAGAAAGGTGGTTGATTTCCACACAGTCTTTCCTTTGGGATCGTATGTCAGCTCCGTGGTGGCGCACCCGCTTAACGCCAGCATCATGAACACGATCAGCGTGGCCAGTAGATTGTTTGTCATACGTTTACTCATCTCAATTCCTCAAATTACTTCATAAACTTTACGTGGTCCGGCTTTATGCCATTTGGCACCCAACCGAACAAATTTCCACCAACCCCATGCTCTTGCTTTCAAGAACTTGCGAGCTAACAGCAAATCATAAAAGAATCTGTCTGTGTACTTTCGCTTTGGATCATGAGGCAATAAACCCAACCGCTTCAAACGGCACAAAGCATCATGACCCAGTGAGGGTACTTTAGACTTCTTACCTGCAATCTTATTTGAGAGCCACTTGGTGATGGGTACAGTTGCGTAATCCCATATGAACCCACGCAAACAAGTCATTTCTCCAGTAACACTTACAGTCAGCCATTCCGTGACAATGGGCTTGTCAGGCCACAACACTTCAGGCAGTTGGAACGTATAGTCTTCGAGTACCTGACCAAAACTTCCGAAGTCCCTATAACGAAGCACCTGTTCCATTATATTCTACCCTCGCGAATCAGTGAATAGCGGCCCATCCTTGGGCCTGTTGTCATCCTTGAATATTGAGCCGGGCATTGTAGCTTAGCTGTTTTCCTCAGCTTTCTTGCCTATTGATGCCAGCACGGCTGCCGTAATGGTCCCGGCGATAGTGGCATACATATCCGTTTCATTAATGTTCCAATGACGGTCATGTGCCAGATCGCGGTGATCAGCAGACGCCTGTTGTACCAGGCCCATGTGGTGTGTTGCGGTCAGTGTGGCCAGGCCAAGTGCTGTTGCGGTTATATCATACAGCTTGGCATTTGACTGCGCCTGACCGACCAGGCTCTTGTTGACAAGGTTGGCGTCCTTCAGCGCATGCAGGTTCAGGCTTTCCATGGCTTCGGGTACACTCACATCATTCTTGTGTGACGCGCCTGTTACGGTAGATTGAGAGGACTGTCCCGCCTCAACAACAGTACCGCCAACAGTACCTTGGGCACCAGCAGAGGCCTGTACGGCACCAGAGGCTGCACCATCAGCAACCGCACCAATCACTTTCATGATCGCCTTGGACATCGCTTCTTCAATTTGACTTACTTGCTCACTCATTTCAATCTCCTTCTATAAGTTAGCCGTTTTTTACCGCGACGACTATTCACGTCCTTCCGGTTCGTTATCAGCAGGTATTACATAGCTCCGTTATGGATTAGTGAATAATGGTTTCCATCATTCTCGCCCGCTTCTCCAGGATGGCTGTCTTTGTCCCAATTACCACCCCACCTGCACAGGTCATGGCGGCTTTCCCATTTTAATCCAGACTCAGTATGATCTGATGTTTGAGTCAAGAAAACACCACTGTAAAATAAATTGAGATCACCAGCAAGTTTGAGATAGTGATTGCTTCCTTCCCTATGGCCTTCACGCGCCCAAATATCACCAAACCTGATCTCGTAACCCTTGCTTATGAGCCATGCACAATGCTCGATGAACAATTCAGCAAACAATTCTTGTTTTGCGCCAAGTCTCATTAATTACACCACCGAATAATATGATGGAAGCTCGCAGCATCGACATGTTCCACGTGAAACCTGTCATAACGCACTCTGAACATTTTTAATTTCATTGAATGATCTCTCCGAGAGCATTAGTTCTTACTCTGCGAGAACGAGTACCTGATTTAAACTGAAGCCTTGCTATTGATTCCGCAAGTTCAGCTTCTCTTTCTTCGAACACTGGCAACAGATCAGGGTCTTCGACTTTTCCAGAAGCTGCCCGCCTGGACATTACTTTCGCATCAATAAGCTTTGATCTGCTGCGTCTTGTTCCAAATGATGAAAATGGTGTTATCTCATCGAGAGTGTCTTCCCTGATTCCCTTTGTGATGGCCGTGAACATTCCCTTGCTCATTCCAGAAGCGCCTTTGAAATTTGAATACATTTCCTTGTCGGAATATTCAATACCATTTACTTTGAGAAACTGCTGATACTGGACAAGTTGACTTATGGTTTCCTTTGACTTGTCCAGATAAGTCTTGGCCTGATTCACATATCTGACAGCCATTGAATCTGCATTGAAATTGGCAGAAGTTGTCAAAAGACTATTGTTGATAAACTTATTGAGGTCGGTTTTATAAACCCTCAAGTACCTGCCAGCATTGCCAGCAGCATCAGCCTTTGTCAGAATGAAATCTCCAGCATCAACCAGCTTGAGCAATCTGTTTTCTAAGTCTTTCTTTTGCGCCGGGGTCTGGACCGCGCTTATGCCTGTCGCAATCTTCATAGAGTCAGTCATCGTCCTTGGCAGGATATTACTCAGAACCCTTGCAAATGCTTCGTTATAAGTTTTCCTCTCGCCATCAACAGTGAAAAGCTCGCGAACATTTTGCGATGTCATGTTGTCGCCAATAAATTCACCAAGGGTTGATTCGTAAATAAACTTCATGGTTTCTTCTGGGGTTAAAGAGTCATTGAAGATTGATTCACCAAGTATCCTGAGCGTATTTGTGAACATTGATATCGGATTTGAATAGTGGGTTACTTTGAATCTGACATCACCATTCGGATCAAGCTCACCGCCACGCAGTTCCCTGCCTGCGTAATACCACGGCAGAACACGATTAACTTCCATTGGGTTCAGTTCATCGTCTTCTGGCAATGCCGTTTGAACAAGCAGTGATCCAACAATAGCCAAAGAACTGAATCTTTCAAGGCCTCTTTTTATCTGTACCGGATCACCTGAAGTAATTTCACTCTTTGATTGCAGGTAGATGTTTGAGACATTCCGTGCTATCTCAGCATTAAACGTCAGGAATGTACCGCCAGCCATAGAAGCAACAACCTCAACACCGCTACGTGGCCGCCTCAATCTGTTAACCAAGGCCGGAGTATTTGTAGCCGTTGGCATCACTCTGCGTGTCAGCACAGCAGCTCTCTCCATAGCGCCTTGATTTGTAAGATTCATTTTTTCAACACCAAACCTGAGTTCTTTGTTGAAATAAATTACCTTTGAGAATTCATCTGCCAACCGATATGTTTTTGAGAAGGCTCCAAATACACGCTTTGCTCCGTCAAAGATTCCACCAGCAACCTTCGAAGTGAATTCTTTTGCGAAAACTCCGCTGATATCAGAATCCTTAATTGTCAGTGCGAGATCGCGTATCTCATCAGCATGCGCAGAGTCACTGATAATTCTTTCTCTAACTAGGAACTTCTTGAACTGGTCGTACCTGCCTTGGTTTTTTTCTTTTGCAAAGTTCCTGAACTGGCGATATGTATTGATCCAGTCTTTCGGGTTTGATGCTCCGTTCATCAGCGCATAAATAATCGCACCCTTTGCATTCCTTGCCTGCGTAGATGTGCTTAAAACTGTTGCGTTCACCTTCTGAGCAAGGTTAACCATATTGAATGCAGCAGCACCAGAACTTATATCGCCACCACCATACAAAGCATCAAGAGAATCTTTGACATCCTTGTGCAGAAATACATCACTCAGTAAGGAAAATCTCTTGCCTTGAGCCATTGAGTTTTCAGCAGGAACAAACCCAGGCGCTGCAACAGCAGAAGCAAGTCCAGCATCAAACAAAGCATCCATGAGCTTCACTTGGCCATTCATGTTTTCAAAAAAGAACCCCTGCTTTCCAAGCGTTTTATTCAGAACAGATACTGGATCAGTATCTTCATGCAATATGGTTTTCACCCAAGGATCAAGTTCTTTCTTTTCCCTGAAAATAGTTTGGAACTTTACTCGACCACCATAGACTTGAGCAATTGAATTGATAAGGAAAGACTCGCTGCTTCTGGCTTCTTGAACATCCCTTGTGAAATCATTTACAACAGCTTCTGCCGCATCCCTGTCCTGTCCATTGAATAAAGATTCATTTGCCTGATCTACTGCTTTTGTGTGCTTTTCTGATCCAATGAATTTGCGCAACAGAAACCTGTTTTCAAAAACCTGGAATGAGCGATTCAGGTAAGAGCCGAGATTTGTTTCAACAGCAGCTTTTGCATTCTCAAGATTGTTGACTGTCTTTTCTGCATCAAGCCCGCGCCTGTTTGCAAACTCAATTGCATTATCCAATGATCTGACTATGTTTTCAGAAAAGACGTCAACCTTATTTCTGGCAAATGTTATGACATCAGCATACTTTTCTTGTATGGGAGTATCACCCGTCATTTGCCGGTAAATTGATTCTCGTTCTTCTGCTGGTATTTCGGCATAAGGAACACCAGCCTTTTCTGATATTGACTGAGCATAGTTTGAAGCAGACAGACTCGACTCGATCTCCATGTCATGCTCAGCGCCAATGATTGACCGCCTTATATCAAGCAAGGCCGACCCGCCCTCGATCTGAGAAAACAAACTTGATGGATGTAAGAATTGAGTGAACACCCTCCGTGCTTTTTGCGTAAGTTTCAAATCCTGTGGTGGCTGTGGATTTGCAACCACATTTTCATCGAGTGTCGTATTCTCTATCTTTTCACCCAAAGGTATTTCTTCAGATGATCTTGGCTGTCCTTCACCAAAGTCAGGTGTATCCATTGCAGTTGCGGTTACGTTTGCTTCAGGGAGCGTGGTCGGATCACCAGTTACATCTACGACCTCTATGTCTTCTTCTGGAACGCCCTGAAGCGGAACGTCACCAGTAAGTTCAGCATCAGCAGTTACCTCTTGAACTGTCTCTGTAACTGTCTTGGCCAATTCCGCCTTCTGATCGACACCTTCAGGAGTGTCAGCTTGCGTCTGAGGCCTTCTGACAGCAGCGTCAGTCGTACTTGCGCCTAAACCCAATGCACCGCCAACAACACCAGCATCAATTAGCCTGTCGAGGACTTCAGAGCCTTCATACTCAGCGCCCTTGAAAGCAGCAGCTCCAACAGCAATTGCTTCCTGTAACGCTTCAGTGCTGATTTCAGCGCCCGTCTTCGTGGCTATCCCTGCTGCCTTTACTCCTATTCTTTTTATTACGCCTGATTCGGCAAGCCGCTTGACCATTTCACCAGTTGGTAAAACCTTTTTTGCACCGAGCCTATCCAGCAAAGCAATAACCAGCCCAGCACCAACCGCAAACGCAGCATCATCTGGATCGTAAACTCCCTTATCTTCAAGCTCCTGCCTAACCTCACCAACGCCAAGAGCAGCAGTAGCGCCAGCCGTCCCCACACCAATAATAGTGGCGAGTGTCGCAGATATCGGAGCTGTTGCAATCGCAAGGCCCGTACCTGCCAGTGCCACACCAGATGTTGCTGCATTCTCAAGGGAAGCCTCCCATATCCAACCAAGGCTTGCTAATGCGCCCTGATTTGAAACCGTATTTCTGAATGAATCCTGATACTTCGAAACGTAACCAATTTCCTCAATATCTTTTTCTTGTTGTTTGATGATGTCATCGCCAAAGTCAGTGAGGAAATCGCTACCAAATAAATCACCAACCGTCTTCACCGCTGACCCGCCCAATGACTGAGCCTGATCAACACCGAAGCCAAGTGCGCTACCACGCCTTTTCAGATTGGACTTAGCTATTTTTGATTTCCGTTCTCGACGCGCACCATCAGAAGTAACCAAATCTGAGAACTTATTAACCGACCCATAACGTTCTTCGAACTTTGTTTCGAATGCAGCGATTTCAGCTTCATCAGTCAATCGACTTGTAACCAGTGGCTTGTACTTCTCTTTAAATATTGACAAGTCAGATTCCGTGCCAACATTCTGCCCGCCAACAAAACGAGCGAAATTATCTACAGCCAAGTCAATTCTGTTCCCGCTTGGAGAGATTAGCTCCTGATCTGGAGTTTCAGCTACGTGACCTTCTTCGTGTGGCATGACGTTAAACCTTGTCAATGAGCTGAATAATCATACTGATCATTCGCTCTCTTTCCTGTGTTTGCACAGGGCGATTATTCGCTACCAAAGTGCTTCCCGGCTGCGCTGGCGCTACTGTTCTGTTTGCATCAAGACTGGATTCAACGGCTTCAGGAAAGAATACTGCAATCTCTCGATTAACAGGTGGTCCGGATACGCCTTCAGTAGTGAAGCGATTTCCTGAATATATCTCCCTGGTTTCCCTGTCAATTTCGCGTTCTTCTTTGCTTTTATCTTCACGAACATCCTGAGTGATACCAAGTAGCTTGGCGAGTTTTTTGCTTTCAGACTCAATCTTCTTCAGCCACCGCTTCACTGAAGCTGTTGGGGCATTGAGTTTTTCCGGGTTAAGGCCGATCCTCCACGCTATGTACATCTTTTCAAGATTCTGCCCAACCTTTTCGAAGTGAGAGAAATCAATCTGAATTGCGCTGTCGATATTCCCCTCAATCGAATCTATATCTTGCAAGCCAAATCTTGCAGCTCTTTTCGGAGCAATCTGGTTAAGCCCAACTTCACCGTTTTTGCCAACCTTGTCTGGATCAAAATTACTTTCAACTTTCATCCTCGCAACAAACCCTAACGGGTCAGGATGGCCTGATTCCCTGGCGTGATTAAAGATGCCTTCAATTAGTGCGTCTGAAATTTGCATTACTGGTCATCCTCTCCAAAGAGGAAATTACCAACTCGCCCAAAGATTGTCCGATCAAAGAAGCCACGCTCATCCTCTTCTTCTGTCGGGACAGCGAATGGGTCAAACCCTTCCGTCTGAATAGCATCAGTCCGCTCACCTTCTCGTAACGAGGCTTCAGCTTCAATTTCTCCGGGCGTAACAGTCCCACCAGAAAGAAGCGACCTTACTTCTACTTCTAACGCTCGAAGCTGAGTGTCGTTAGAAATTCTCTGCTGAAGAATCTCATTAACCTGGTCAAAATCAAGGCCCTGTCTCGCGGCCTCAAGTTGCAGTTGATCAGAGATTATTTTCTTTCTTCTCTGCGCTTGATTGCTGAGGTTAAATAGCCTGCCCTCATCTTCAGTAAGATCAATTTGTTTATTGGTCAACCGGTTCAGAAGCTCTCTTCTTTCGTCTTGGGCTTCTGCTGTTTTAGCGAGCCTTTCTTCTTGTAATGCTGAAATCCTCTGTTGCTCAGTTCTTTGAGAAATCGAAGATGCAGTTCCCGCCAATAGTCTTGCCTCTTCTTCTCTAGCAAGCCTTTGCTGTTCAGCTCTGTCTTGAATCTGAGACTCTGTTCCGCGTCCAAGCCTCGCCTCCGATTCTCTGGCAAGTCTTTGTTGTTCAGTCCTTCCGGAAGTTAAAGACTCAGTTTCCTGAGCCTGTCTTCGTGCCTCGCCAATAGCAAGTAAATCTTCAACCTGATTATCAATATCAGAACGCAGCTTTATGCCCTGAAGGGCTTCTGTTCTTGCTGTCCTTTGACGTTCGATTTCTGTTACAGCAGCATCCCTTGCATCAACCTGAGTGCTTAAAAAACCAGCAGCGAGTGCAGCAACATTCGGCGCACCAGTACCGACAAAAGATTGGAGCAGATTAACTGTGTCACGACTGACAGGCGTAGCAGCTCTTTCCCGTAAGAAATCATCACCAATAGGAGCGTCAGTAATTTCTTGCGCTTCCTGCCTGAGAAGTCTCTGTTCTTCCAACGAACGGTCAATTTGTGCAAGGATATCTTCTGTTGAAGCTGACATATTAACTCCTAAACTGGTGGTCCGAATGTACTATTCGTCGATGGCGTGTCAGGAAACACAACGCCACTTGTTGCTTCGCCTTGTTCGCTGGATCGTGGTCTTGATGTTATTTCAAGTATCTGGCCAACGCCAACACCTATTGTTGCCAAGGCTCCATTAAAGCTCTGCGCGTATGCTGCTGAGATGTCTGACAACACATTTGCATTTGACTTGAAGGCACTGACAACGCCACCAGAGTAAGCGCCACCAGAAGCGATCCCTACGATGCCCCTGGACTTAATTTGCCTGTAGGCCTCTTCAAGTCCGAATTGATGTTTTCTCGCATCAGCCATCAGAGATACACTTGCAGCAGCTATCGGTAACATAATGCCCCTGGCCATTGAGTCTCTGAAGCCAAGCTGACTCTTGCTTGATCTGCCCACTACGGATTCTTTTGTTTTTCTCATTGTAGAGAAGATTGAAATCTTTGCACGCTGAGATACAGTCAGATCAGGATTGTAACTTGGCAGGCCGTTCATCTGACTGTAAGCTTCTGGTGTTTTCTCTTTCAGAGCCTTATCGGCATTCCACGCTTCTCCAGCAAACTGAATAGATCGCTGCTTATTGTCGATCATCAAGTTTCTGTAGCGCTTGTAGATATCCAGCGCTTTGTCAGCGGCATAGAGGCCAACAACAGATTCAAGTATTGTTGCTGTTACAACCGCAAATGACATTAGCTTTCCTCGCTCGACCGAGTTTCTTGCTCAGCCTCTCTTGAGCGTTGCTGTAATGTATTACTAAGCATTCCAAGGCCCACTCCAAGCAAACCCATGGCACCATTATATCCAGTCGCTGCCATATTGATTAGATTCTGTTGAATACTTATTGCGCTATTCACGAAACCAAGAATGCTGTTCGGGTTTTTGTAACTGTAATTAATAGCCGCCAATATTGTTTTGACCTTTTCTGCAAGAACCCTATCCCCTCTTCGTGCCGTAAATTGAGATTCGGCCTCACCTGAGTCAACACCAGAAACAGCAGCCATGATTTCAAACTCTCGATCACATGCAGGAAAGACTGTATTGCAGCTACCTGACAACATCATTCTTGCTGTGTGCTTGGCATCTGCATAAGCTGAAGATGAAAGGCTGTCAAAATCAGCAAAAGGGTTTGATGACCCAGGAGGAACCAAGTTCATATTCAACGCATAGCACAGACCAACAAGTTCTTGCGGGTTAACAATATCGACATAGTAACGATGATAATAGTCAGCGATGTCCATCTGAAAATCCAGATAACCTTTCATCGCGTCATGGGCATCATTGATCTCGTCTTCATATTTTTTAATAAGAAGCAAAGCAAATACTGCAACCAAAGTTGCAATTGCAGTTTCAAGTATGTCAAAGGCTATGCCGAATACCATTACTTTTCACCTATCCTTTTCATATGCTTATCAAGATACTCTTCAAGAGTAATGTTTCTTACAACCGCTTGCATTGCAATAGAAAACGCATGCGCATTCCTCATAGCAGATGTCTGAGTCTTCACAGGCGACCCCAAATTGATGGTTGAGAAAAAAGCATACACGATTATAGGGAATATATCGAAAAGCCCAGAGATAGCCGTGTAAGCCGTTGTTAGATCGTCTTTATTTTCAGCCTCTTGCTCAAATACTCTTCCTGTAATCCACCTGATCTGAGCTGACAGCATCGGGCCGACAAGCAGTGGTTTGTATAGATCATAAAATGGATTCGTGTTCATGTGCAAAGTTGAGTCCATAAAAGCTGCATCAACCCTGCTTGTTTCTACATGCCAATCGCCAGTGACCAGCCCATACCATGTGTGCAATATATTGACGTGGCTGATAGCGAAATTTAAAGCACCTTCAGCCATGACCTTTACTACATTTTCGTTTTCAACATCAGGGTCTTTGAGAATATTTTCAACGTGAATAAACTCCCGCATGATGAAAATGACATCATTGAAATCATGGACAGGAAACTTCAGCCTGTTGCTGATTGACCCTTTATAGATTTTTTCTTTCTGACTCATTATTGCTCCCTTGGCGCTCTCGCCAAATCTCCAACTGTATTTGTAATATGCACTTCATAAATCTCAGCGCATCCCGTTACTTCATAACTAAAATCTGTAGCTAAATATCCAGAAGGCAATCTCTTTGGCTTGCAGTCAGAAACATTCCTTTCGTGCTTGACTACAGCAATCCCGCAATCGTGCGTTCTTAATTTGAAATTAACTTTACCCTGAGATTGATCAAATGATATTTTAAAAGCGCCAGGGTTATCACATTCACTGTCCACATAAATCTTTGACCTGTATTGGTACTCCTGACAATTTAGACAAGTAACTTCTTCATCCGATACATCCCACTCGTATATCTGGTCACGAATAGGCAAACAAGGGTCTTCCGGCCAGTCAAAAATTATTGAGCCTTGGTCCGTCAACTTCATATCATTCGGAGTTGCCAGCAATGAAAGCTCAGTTAATGGCGAAAGCTCAGCAGCATGATTATGTGACCGGCCACCATAGAAGAAAACATACGCTTTTTCGCTGGTGCTGAAAATATATTTGCCTGCAACAGCAACAGCCACTCCAGTTTCCGGCTTGAGGTTTTTCCATTGCTTTCTTGTGAAGTGACCATGACTGATAATCGCAGCGGAAGCAGCAGTAAGTCCTGATGACTTGGTGATCAGCGCTATGCCTTCGAGCGTCATCATTAATAATCCATCACCAGTGACAGCCATTGACCTGTCAGATGCAAGCGGCATAAATTCAGAAATCTTCACTTCATTATAAACGTAGTCACCTGTCCTTGGGGTTTCCAGTGTCACGATATATGGATATTTGCATGTTCCAACATACAGCCTTTCGCCATCAGACTTGATCCCGATGATTTCATAATCAAGCTCTATATCGTGAAGCCCTGACCACGCGTGCGGAGAAGGACCAAGTGAAGGCGGCTCAGAGAAAAACAACCTTTTGCCACGAAAAGTAACTAAAGCTCCGTTCTTCATGGCTTCAAGACCTTTCGTGTTCTGTGGTGGCTCGAAGTATCGGTATGTATCAAGCTGCATGGCAGGATTAAACCATGTCGCATTACCAGCTAAATCAAATTCAGCAACAGCAAATGCGCCAGAACCAAGCTCAGTCTTTGGCTCGTCACCGCTTTTCCAACCTTTTTCTACCCTATAGATTCGACCACCTGTTATGCAATGGCCTTCAGGCGGGGTTGGTATTTGTACAATTGGCATATTGTTTACCTATAAAAACAGAGACAAACAATCAACTATTTCACAAAAGTGACTCCACCTTACTCGAAGGCTTCCCTGGTTCGTGGTGTAAATGAAAACTTTGTTTCTCATTTTAAATAGTCTCCATCTTGCCAAACACATCTGAGCCTAAGAGCATGGTTGTTGTTCCGCCAGTAGCAAAGGTGTTACCAGCCTGGCAGGTTGTAATAGGTTCAGAACCACTATCTGCACCCTCTCTAGGAACTATACCACTTGCAGCAGGGGCAGCATCATCATCGAACCAGACCGCCCATTGACCGCTCTTGACGTACATATACACCCTACTTGCTGATGTGCGCGATTTCAATGTGTCAGCAAATGTGAGGAAAGTTGTATGGTTTACACGCCAGTTTATGCTGGTTCCATCATCAGAACCTTCGAGTGTAATCCAGTTCCTATTTACACCGTCTTTATAAACCTGTAGCTGCAATGCCAACAGGAAGGTGAATGCAGTAGACGCAGTAGTTACACCTGAAATATCATCAATAATTCTGAATGATTCGGTATCACCACTGTCGATTTTCTTATTTGTTATCAACTTCGTCATACCAGCAGGAGTTAAATCCCTGAACCTTGATAGATTGGATGCAGTATCCAGTTCATAATCAACACCTTGAACTCCAGTGCTAATATCCAGCCAACCGCTTGTCCATGCGTCAGGGTCACTATCCGCCAATTCAGAACCATGTACGGTAAGCCCTGTGAATACACCATTGCCAGCACCATACGGCTCTCTGTGGATAAGCCCTGAAATATCGTCAGGGGCAGCAAGGTTTGTATTGTAGATAAAGACAGGCCCACCAGTTATGGTAATTATGTCGCCTTCTGCCCAAGGATCGCCGCTGGCTTCTGCTGCATTCGTACTGACATATTCCCAATCTGTTCCAATTCCTATCCCTTCCATTAACAGGGATATTTCATTGAAGGCATCCGTATACGAAACATGAAATCCCCTCAGCTCGCGCCAGATATTGACCGCTTCTTCGTTTCTGCAAACGACAAGATCAGAACCACCGGCAAATGCGCCATCGTATGGAACAGCAGTACCCCACACGCTGTCCACACCTACCCGAAGGAAGTCTCCCCATATAACGCCACAACGGTACTTGGTTTCAGCAACCAGTGTCAGTGGTACGGTTGCTACATTAACCCCATCTGTTGCAGTTAATAGAGCATTCACGCGATCAATATACAGCAATCCAGGAGCATCGTTCAGCGACAGGACTTCAACATCACGGGTTATTTCAGAATGCCCGTACATTGGTCTAAACTCTATATAATCTCCCCCTTCTGTATCATCGTGATTGGCGGCATCAAGAAAATCTCTGGATATGTCAATAACGCTTGATGGTGATGCTGCGTTCTTTTTAGGTTCTATTGCACCACCCCTGACCATTCCGATTGTTCTGTGTACGAATACCGCAACATCTGCAACCCTTATATCACCCGCTCCAGATGGTGTTGACGTTACGATAGCAACAAGCACCCTTGTACCTGAATTATCCGCATCCGTCTGTAAATAGACCTCCCACCAGTTACCATTACCCCTAACCTCGAACGCCTGATTCGGGCCAACCCCTGCGCCCAATGTTGCAACACCAGTAAACGTGTTAAAGAATATTTCAATACCAGGGCCGCCTTCAGGATTGCTCTTTAGCTCAGAATCATCCAACGCTCCAGTGGCTTTATGAATTGCGAATCTCGTTACGAACGGCTCTGTATCAACCGGCAGAGAGTTTAGCGCTGTTCCCTTGAACACGCCCTCAACACCAGCAGGATTGTTGTCAGTCATAATAACTGACCATAGCGGTTCACCATCCAGACCATCAGCAAATGCAAATGTCGGTGTTCCAAACGGAGTCCACTCTGCATCACTCAGGTCAAATGTTGTACCTGCCATTTGGTTATCAAGCAATGGACCTGCATAGTTATACCATTGGCATTCTGGATAGAAAACTTCTGCAACACCATCCTCCACGCCGGGGTTGAAACCGGGATATCGGGTATAATTGTCTGTATCGTTGGTGGTGTATACGGTGTCTACACGAGCGTCTTTAAGAACACCTATTCCTCTTATCAGATCACCATTCCACACATTTGAAACAACGCCGCCTACATGCAAATCAGGTATCAAAACGCCAACATTCCATATTTCGTTGCAGTCGGATAATGCTGCTGGTGGTGGTTGCGACCCTGAAGGGTTCATGAAGGGAGGGCTTTCCTGGCCAAATTTATTTATCCATGTATAGACATATATTCCGTCATCATCTATCAATAAAGGTTCTGTTGGACACGGAACACCGAGAAAGCATTCAAGACCATTACAGAAATTAGGTGGTGATTCAATCCTCAATCTGTCCCGCTCATTCCAGATTTTGAATTCACAGCCACCAGCAATGTAATCGACAACATCAACAGGAATAGGCCATGTCACACATGCGCAGTTTTTATCAAAGTGAATGGTAACGATATCTTGTCCGACATCGCATTTTAAGCTTGGCTTTGGCCACGGCTTGATAGAGCCATGCTCAAGATTTACATCTACAGAAACTTCAGCAGAACCGTTAGGCAGAATCCTCGCATGGATTCGTGGTATTAACCCGCCAAATTTGGAGTTGCGTATCATCGTTCATTATCAACCAATTGCTGTGACATAGACCAAACCAACAACACCTGTTGTGTCAATATCGAAAACACCTGCACCCCTTGATGTCACAGGAAACTGTGTGCCAGCATCATCACTAGCCATCACATGATAGAGAGGGTTTGAAGTCGGAATGGTAAAGGTAAGCGTCATTGTCGCGCCTACATTAGTGGCAGTCAGGTTTTCCGTGAGAGAAGCAACTGAAGCGGCAGTACCAACCCATCTTGAAACACCAGAACCGGTAACACTGACAACATGACCCTTGGCATCAACAGTGATCCCATTGTATATACCAGCACCCACACCACTGTCATCATGATCTATGTCCACTACACCGGCCACAGGCCCTGTAATAGTGAGCCTGGAGCCGATAGGAGTGGTGATTGATGTTATGGCATCAGGAGGGGCTACAAATGCTGTAGCACGGCCTTTATCATCAAAGGTGAAGCCTGAGTATGTCCCCGGCACTAAAGTACTGTCAGGAAGCTCTATAAGAGGATTATTTGGGTCTGTATTGTCTACTGTTACGCTTGCGCCAACAGTTTGAGAAACGCTCACAACACCAAAGCTTGTTGATGTTGAGATAGCCGTTATCAAACCACCAGCAACAGTAATATTTGCAGGGTCGTAATTTCCATCAGGCAAAGCAACAGGAATCAGCGGATCAGTGCCCGGAACAACAATAGCCTGCCCAAGATTATTGAATGTGATACCAAGGAAGCTTCCGCCGCCAACCAGAACTTCATCCATGTTGACAATTGGGACTTCTGCTGTGCCTGTGACATTGATCCCAGTACCACCAACAACTGACTGAACGCCAGGGGCCGCAGCACCTTCCCCGCACGCACCAATTTCCTCTACCAGTACAGCAAAGTTAACCTGCCACGGAACACCATTCTTGCAAATAATAAAGTTGGCGGTATTGTCAAGCTCAGACGTAGGATCAAGGTTGCACAGGTCAGTCGATATATCATTGTCAGTAATATCAATCCCAACACCAGCAGTGTATGGAACAAAGTCAACTGTCATTTCACAGCCGTCTCTCGAAAGCTCAATAAATCCCGGCGCACCAGTTACGATATTACAAACGATATCTTCTTCGTCCTGGCATGAGAGTGAGCAAATGTAGTCTGAAAGAACGACATCATTGAGCCTGAATGCCACGCAAGTCCCTGCTGCAAAATTAGCTGCATCAGTGTCACCTTGACCACGCTCGATATCAATCAGCGGGCCAGTACAACCAGTGACCTTAACTATTTCGAAGTTAATTCCATCGCTGATCTGAAAGTAGGTGTATGAGCCGGGAGTTGCTGCAAGGTCAGCGCACAATGTACCTGAATCGTCCAGACTCATTGTGAGATCAGAAGCCAAAAGCTGAACATCAAGGTCTGTTATGAATACGTTGTAAAAAATAAGCATCGCTTTTCCTTAACAAATTAAGAGCTTTAACCCACCGCTCCTATTAATTTAAAATTAATGCGTCCCCACCATCAAGCAGGAATAAGTCTCCGCCATCAAGCAAGAGATAGTCTACAGGGCAACAATAAACAACCGGAGATGGAGCAGACTTGCATTCCTTCGTATTCACTCCGATGTCAAAACATGGATCATTCTGAGTTTTTATGTTTTCAAGATATTGAGAATAACATCTATTCCCAATACGCATTGTATGCCTTCCACATTCCCTGCACCCATTGACAATCTTGACAATGTACCAGCCAGCACAAAGTCTATATAAGGCTGCATTCCAGAAGAAGCTGAACTCATCACCAGTTCTCTCACTCAGAGGGTACTCAACCAACAAATCATCAGTTTCTTCTTTTCCTTTTCTGTAAATCTGTGCCGTGATTCCATCATCCTGATGATCAATCTGACAGCAAGCACCTTCAGTGAGCCTGAATACAGTAGCCCCTATCGTGCCGTCAATTTGAATGTACTGCTTTACGCTCATGACATCAGCGGGTCCCAATCATTAATGTAGTTGGCCGCATCTTCAAGCGTCCTGAATGTTTTGCCGCCATTGTGTAGCAAGATTACAGAGCCAGCACCAAGCCGCATTTCCTCGCTTTCGCTAAATGTGCTGCCGCCCTCTTCATCCAGAATAATCAGAATGACAAGGCTTGACTCTGATTGTGCAGCGTATATTGCGTCTTGAGCCAGCCAGCTTCCACCTGATTTCGGGGTCGCAATAAAAACAAGGAAGTCTGCGTTCTCACGAAGCTCTTGCTCTCGCTCAAAAACACTCTCTGAGAAATCATCCGTGTCTTCAATATTGGATGGCACAGTCAACAAATCATTAAATGCCATAGCTGGTTTGTTATCAGCATATGCGTGATAGATAAATACACTCATCGAAAATTCCTCACATGAAATCCTGATCTGACAGGCCTATGCTTGCCAGCAACATTACCTTTAATCGCACTGTTTTTCGCATCATTTATAGCTGCTTTAAACTTGCGCTCTCTTAATCTCGATTGCGTTGGATCATACCACGGCTCACTTCTGATGGATAAAATCTCAGCCAGCGCACCATTGGCAATGTCTTCACCCCATTCGTGGTAAATATCTTCCGGCAAAGAACATGTTTCACTGGTCGGATAAACAGATAAATACATCTGAATCGAGCCAACGCAATCTTCACCTGGGGCCGGGTTCATATAAACCCAATTACGTTCCTGAAGCCAGAAAGTATTGAAACCTCTGCTACCGCTTATAGGCCTGAAAGAATCAACAAATGGTTCATGGCCAACAGGCCTGTCTTCTTCATGGCCCGGATGATATCTCACGCTATTAACGTAAAGACTCTTTATCGACAGTGGAGCGTAGCAATCCTCAAGCTCGATAGGGTAATCAGCAACGCATTCCTGGCCATCAATACTGAGCCAACGCCTGATGATCTCAGAATCCTTGATGAACTTTGTAGCAGCGGATTTAAGATACTTCTCAATAACGGGATCAGGCAGATCGCCATCACCGTCCCTTACAACGTGAGGGGATATATACCAAAACAACTGTGAAAACGGGACCGGATTTGAATTACAAAAGATGCTCATTAAGCCTCCTGCAATTCTTCAAACCTATCATCAGCAGCCAGATAACCCCTGACCAGCAATAGGAACCGATTGAAATGAGAGGTTTGTTGAGGCTGAGAGGAATCAATTTCCAAATCCTTTTCTCTTGCCTGGTAAAGAATATGCTCGTAAACAGCAGAACTCAATTCACCACAAATTGCCCTCGGCAAAACAAAGTCGTCACCCTGAGCTTTCATTTCGTCTCGGTCAGGGTACTCAACACAGCTCACAAGAGCCTTCACGTCCCTGTTCAGGGGTGTTTTGTTTGCAGTTAAGAAGATGCATGGAGTCTTGTTGGAAAACTCAACACCGCCCGTCTCATAAGCTTCTGAAGTGCTTTCACATACGGAATCAGAAAAGTGAGAGAGTAGTTTTCTATGCTTCTTACCAAGATTCTTTTCAGATGAGCATTCATTGCCATCAACCGCCAGGATACCGCCAAATTTATCGCACTCATCACAGATTTCATGAACGCATGTATCTCTAGCCAAAGTGATTTCCTTTGGCATAGAGAACAGGCTTGGAGCAAGTGATGCGGTAGCGATGACCGCATTAGTGATGTACTTCCTTACAAGGTCTTTGGTCCATCGGATATTTTCATTGCCTGCATCAGCATCATTTAGCTGCTCAGAAATGAATTCAACAAGCTCTCCAACATTGGACATTCACTTTCCTTGTTTTACTCTTCAGGTTCCTGAGAGCGTGTATAAAATGCAGCGTACAGACGGTCCTGGATGTCGATCTTCAAACCAGAGAGATCAATATCAAATTCTTCTTCCTTGGATATCTCTCTCAAGGTTTTCGTCGTCATATTAAAGAAGCCTTCAGGCAAAAAAGTTTCTTCAGTTGATTTCAGAAGCTCTCTGTTGTGCCTTCGGACAAGACCCTTCACAAGCTTGACAAGCTCTAGCTGTGGGCTGGCTGTGTTGAGGCTTGAGGCCAGTCCATTTTCAACGACAAACAGATTCAGATCGGCCTTGCTTAAATCACCAAAATGATCTGCCAATACAATATGTTCACCAGCAATCACCTGGGCCTCATCTTCATGAGCAAGAAAACCCCTCTGCTCAAGCTCAGCCTTCGTCATGCGCCTGTAATCACCAGACCCTGCGAAACCATCATTGGAAACAACCACGTTCCCTGTCTTCCTGTGAATTAAATATTTGCTTACTGACATTTCGATTTCCTCTTAAAGCGAGGGGCCGAAGCCCCCCACGGTATTACAAAGCTGCTTATTCAGCGGCTGTGGTTACGTCACCACAGTCCTGTTCATGACACATACCAGCAGCCACATCAATGAAACATGGATCGGTATATGAAGCAGAAAGTTCGAAGCCCAAAGAATAATTCGCGCATGTACCAAACAAGTCCTCTACAGGCATTGTAGTGATAACAATACGAATCATTTTATTGGAAGTCAGAAACTCGCCTGGATCAGTCGCACGCCATTGAGCGATGTACTGCTCGGCGCAAACATCTACGTCATAATCCATGTCGGCAGCAGCAATGAGGACAGTAATATCCTGCTCATCAATGAAGTCTTCAGGATCAGTACCAGATACTTCTGACGGATCAAGCAGGCCTACAAGCTCGACACTGAACGTAAGTCCAACAGTCGGGCAAAGGCCACGAAGAGTGACATATTCAAGCCACATCCCGGCTGGCAGAGCATGAGTATAGATATTGGATTCTGCCTCAAACTCCTGAGCCATGATGTAGTTGAAGAGTTTTTCTTCTGACTTGTGAAAAGTGAACCTGTCAGAGTAAGACTGACGGGTATTATGCGATGCACCATACAACTTATTACACCTTTCTGGCAGCTCCGGAGGGAGACTGTCGCCAAAAAAGGTAGTCTTGTTGGGACCGCCCCTGTGAACAAAAACATTAGCTGACATAATTATTCTCTCCTATGCCGGTTAAGCTGTGAACTGCACGTAAAAAATAACAATGGCATCAGGATAAAATACATCGAAGCCATACGTGAACAGTCCCTGTAAGTAAGTGTCCCAACCATCCGGTGCACCATCAACCAATCTCACTTTCTCGTTAACGCCAGCAAAACCAACTGCCCGTCTTGCTGTTGCTACCAGATAGAATGAAAGCTTGGAATTGCCGGGATCAATAACCATCGGAACGCAATTTGAAACAATCGTTGCGAAACCGTTAATTGACCTTGGGATCATACCGTTGATCAGCAGACTACAGCCAGGATCACAAATCGCATTTGAAATACGATCAGCAAACTTGGAGTTCTGCATTGTTTCACGGAATGCGGGCGGTACGACAATCGTCATAGCTACTTCATTTCCAAACACGGCAGTCATAGAGTCCGCGTTAATATCCTGCTCAGCTAAAACAGCCTGCGCAATACTATAAACCCGACCAATGTTGTTAACGTCGATGACCAGTGGTGCAGATGGAGCGCCAAGGTTGTACTGCTTGGTGATCTTGCCCGCACTACTTCCCTGATTCTCGCATGCAGCTTCACCAACCATGAAGTGCAGGAGTTCAGAACCAATAACCTGGTGAGCTGATAATGCAGCACCACCTTCGATTGACTGACGGTACTCAGACTGTGACCAGAGAGCCTCAAAATCGAAATCATCAATCTTGTAGGAATAGTCGAGCTGTTCACCAATCATCACATCAAGCGCGGTCAGGTCCAGTTGATCATGCTTGATCTTCTGATTCTTCTGACGCTTGCGAACTTTGATAATAGGTTCACGGTGGAAACGCAAAGGCCGTCCAAATGTAGGCGTCTGGCCTGCAAAGTAACTTGTGGACGAGATGAAGGGTACAAAACTTGCCTCCCAGAAACGCCTGAGTATCCCTGCCCGCATACTGACGGGTGGAAACATCGGACCTCCAGAGGTATTGGCGTACCCTGCTGCGGCTTGTTGGCCGGTATTAAGTGACATAATTACTAACTCCTAATGGATTTAGATAACCCTGCCTTCCATTTCAGCTTTTTCAAACTGAGCAAGCAGGGCCTCATGTTGTTCTTTGGTGATGGTTTTTTTCTGAAATCTCATTTCGTTCCAATCATCCGGATCGGTAGCCTTAAATGTCTTGCCCTCAACAGAAGACTTGTTCTGCTCAACGGCGGCGGAACTTCCATCCGGAACGGACAACAATGAATAATCAGATGTTGAACCTTTATCACCAAAGCCGGTTTTCTCTTTGACTGTCTTGATAATATTGATTGCTTGTTCAGCATTCCTGTTATCAAGAGCATCGGCAAAGAGTTCACCAAGCGTTCTTCCCGCAAGCGGTAGCAATTCCTGTTTAGCTTCTTCCCAAACCTCGGAAGATAAAAACTTATCCAGGTCACTATGCGCTGCTCTGACAGTAGTCCTAAAGCCCTTGTCTCGCTCATCCTGGAGATTTTTTTCCAAACCGGATATACGATCATCCTGCTTGGTGAACTTGCCGTCTAAGCCCTTCAGGGCATCATTAACGGTACTTTTGGCCTTACTGACTGCTATCTTTTCTACGATTGGTCTTGATTTCGCAAAAGCCTTTTGTTCTTCAGGAGTTAGAATATCTTCAACTTTCTGATTGGTCGCATCAGCAACCAATTGAGTCAGTTCCAGAATTCGATCACCTTGAACTTTCGCAAGGGTTAGAGATTCAGCGTACTTGCTATCAAGCTGTGAAAGTTTGCTGGTTCTGCCTTCTAAGGTACGAAACTTCTGCCTTAGATCAGTCAGATCAGCTTGCGCTTGTTCCAGCTCTTTCGATTGCATGCCAGCACTTATACTGCCTGGCTCGGCATCAGGATCAACTACATTAGGGAGCGTCTTTAAAAACGCATCCATATCAAAAGCTTCACCTTTATCGTTATTCACAACTACGTCATTCATTGAATCTCTCCTTTGACTTGGCTTGCTATCCGATGCATCCAGCAATTTGACTTAGCGCTTGCTATCCAGATTGTTTCAACACGACTTAACATTGGCCATCCAAGTTAACAAATCGTAAAAAAATTTTACCATAAATAATCATTACATATCTATCTCAGTACAAAATTAGCAATTGCTGATGCTAAAATAAGAACGAGTCCAATCGACATCCTTCTGTTTATTGCCCTTTCAAAATCAAATTTCTTCTCAAGTCTCTGAGAATCTATTCTCTTTATCTCAGATACTGAGTCACCTATATCCTTGATATCATCCACAACAGAATCTAAGCGAGTCACAGCACCAGTGAGCATGGAAACAATGCTTGGGGTGCCGTTGCCAGTCAAGACAACTTTCTCAAGCCTTTCGATTCTTTTGATCGTTGCAACATCCAAAGCATCCAATTTTTAGACTTCCTTTAATTTATTGTCAGAACAATTCTGTTTGCATAGTTCTTGTGCAAGCAAATAAGTAACAACATCAGTTCCGGGTGCTAATTCTTGACCTGGCATTTCATTAACCAGTAATTGACAGGTTATCAAATTTATCCCCGCCCCTTCTGAGATGAATGCCATGCTTGGTTTCTGTCTGATTGAATGATGCGCTTGAATAACTAATTTCGTTACCGCCATCTAATTGTGCCGTTATGGTTGTACCACTTAACTGAACAGTAATTGTGTAATCAGTATTCAGGTTAACTGTTGGTGATACGCTCGCCCTTTGGGTGTCAGAACCCGCAATACGTTCTAAAATTTCAAAAACACCAGCATTCTGCAAGCGTATATACCAGCCATTGTCCTTGTCAGTTGCTCTAACCACCATGCCACCATTTGTCCCAAAAGTTGGGTTAGACCTCCACACACCAGACAAAGAACAATCAGCAACACCAACATCAATGAATGCCACCCCGCCCGGATACGTTGGTACATTATCCGTTTGCTCCGCTTTGTTGCTTAGAATTTGAATATCCGCACCAGAACCAAAATCTTCAATCCAACCACCACCGACTGAATCTACATCCGGCGTGTGTGAAGACAATCCCGTTCCGTTCGAGTCGGTAAATGTGTCGGTGACTAATTGCGATTCGGCTTCACCAACTACCTGCTGCTGCAAAATACCATGTGGTAGAAATATCATGCGGTAGTGCCACCAAATATCACCCAAACCGTTGCAGATTTCTTCCAGAGTGACAGACCTTTGTTCTGACCAACTGAAACAGGATCACCTAGTAATGTATCAGATGTAATTGTGACGGTGAGCAAACCTGCTCCACCTTGGCTGAGATCAATCCGTGTATTCACAGGAATAGGAACTGACGCATTTGCAGGTATTACGATTCCACAGGCTGAACCATGTGTTAATTCTACCATTTTACCTGCATCAGTCAGAAGCAACTCATAAGAAGCGCCACTTTCTAAACTTGATCCAATGTACTTTGTTGGCTCAGGACTAGCCAAATGAGAATCAATCTCTGCATGTGTATTAGTGCCTATTCCTGTTAAATCTCCATGCGCAGTAACACCAGCAGTTGCAAATACGGTTGTAAATACGGTTTCAACCAATTCAGCAATTGCCTCTGATTCCTTGAATATAAAGCGGCCAATTAATATGCCATGTTCCTGTAACCTGATTGGCACGGATGCTGGTGTGGGTTCAATTGCAGCCGCAGCCGCATTGTTGTACTCTGCGTTTCCGTAGATCATGACCAGATTGCCATCAAGTTCTATATACCACCACAAAACAGCATATTTATTACCACCCAGCGTAGCCAGTGCCCCTCCGTTTTCATACTGCAAGTTATCCCATGCGCCAATCCCTGTGCTTTCCTTGGTGAATCCTGCACCGTTATTGAAATAAGCATCAAACGTGCTGGCCGCAGCCGTATCAAGCGCAGCTATATCGCGCCGATCCAGGCCAAGATATAACCTGCTGGCTGTCACAGAAATATCGTTGGCTCCGGTTGAATCCAGTATTAAACCGCCAAATTCATTATCCCGCTCAATATGATTAACTGCATGGGTGCGAGCAATCATCCGCAAAGCATGATCACCAACTGTAATACGATGTGATATTGAATGCAGAACACCTGCCTCATTAACAACTACAGCTAAAAGCCATGAAGTATGCCCATCTGATGTGTCAGACGTAGGTAATGGAGTCAGTATTTCAGGTGCGCCACCATTCCACTGAACGATAACGTAATTTGCCGCATCAGTGGTTGTCGCAATACCAAGAACCTGATCCCAGTCAATATTGAATATCAGCCCAACACTGCTGTTTGTAGAGCGCAGAAATCCTGTGCCTGCTGTTATATCAACAGTTGCCCCGCCCGCATCGCTTACATCTCCACCACTTATCCATCCCGCAGAATGAAAAGTATTCTGCATGTCCTCAACGGTTTCATAAGTCGATCCTGGGACCGAGAGCATGCCAACTAAAGACGCACCAGCAGGGGCAATCGTTGCTGCTAAAGCAGTTGCCGATGCTTCAATCCAGATAGCAGCACCAACAGTTGAATCAACGCACTGATATATACTGTCAGTAACCGTGTCAATCCAAACAGAACCTACAGCATACCCGTCATCTGAATCATCATTGACAGTTGGCGCAACAACAGCAGTAAAGTTGTTCTTAACAGACTGACCAAATAAATGTATTTCAGCAGAACCTGACATTTTATGGCCTCACTTCAGAGATTAGGAAAGTAGTTCCAGTAGCGTCATAAGACATTGCAGTGAGATCACCGCCCGATGGGGCTGAGAAAGAAGCAACGCCGCCAATAGGCAAAGAGTCTCCATCTACAGTGCCAGCAGCAACACCCACATTTGCAATTGAGAAACTGATAGCGCCAGCAGCGACAGTGCCAGCGCCAGCATCAGTTAACACTGATGGTGTGTAGGCTGTAAGGCCTTCTTCACCAGCACCAATTGCATTTGCGATGTCGCGCAGGATGCACCAGATTTTTGATAGAACACCTATATTAAGCATTATCTAGCCCCTGGTTAAATTAAGCAGCGTCATCAAGTGAGTTCAATGTCGCATAAACTATCCTGACGCGAACTGCACCTGCACTCGCAACCGTGTCGCCAATATCTCCAGCAGCAGTTACCATATTCACCTGGATATCTTCAAGGCTTGAAAGTATCGCATGAACCGGAATAACGTCAGTCTTCAGGTTCTTGGTGAATGCAGCGCTGATCCCGTACTGATCAGGATTGGAAACTGGACCAATACCAACCTGCACTGAAGTTCCGCCAGCAACCACCAATTCTTCGATGTTCGACTGAACGGAAATAATATATGCGTCAATCGGAATATCTTCGGTGAGATCAGTTGAAATCGCCGCCAAAGCAGCCAGCGTTTCATCAATCACTTTGATTTCGTAGCCTTCATTTTCTGAAGCCCCGAATCTCTGGACAACAGCAGCAGCCGCAGCGCCAGCGTCTTGATGTGTGGAGAGTGAGCGAATATCGAATGCACCCGCCTCCCAGTCGCCCGTCAGAACTTCTGAGCCGTCTTTTTGCACAGCACTGTCAGCAGTAGCACCCTGAGCCGCCGTAGCGAAGTCAGCAGCATCACCAAGCGTTGCATCAAGTACAAGCGCATTGAGTTTGGCAAGTGAATCCAGGCTTGCGTCTTGCAGCGCTGAATCTGCCAAAGTGCCTTGAGATGCTGTAGCAAAAGCTGCTGCTGCATTTCCTTCAAGCAGCGAGGCATTGAGGTTAGCGACAACAGTCGTGCTGGCAACAACCAACGGGGCTGTTCCGGTAACGATATCAGAAACAAGCTGTAAGGCTGTAATTATGAATGCTCCAGCATCCCAATTTGCTGTCAACGGGGCCGTGCCGTCAGCCGTCAGCGCTTGATTCAACTTTGTCAGAAGCGCATCAGTAAAGGCATTGGTGTCTGCTTCACCTTCATACAAGGCCTTTAGTTCAGCCCCTGTGAAGGAAGACTGTACCCAGACAGCAGCGCCAACAGAAACATCGAGACAGACGTATGCTTTATCAGTAACCTGGTCGATCCACAAACTACCGACGATATATGGAACTGTTGAATCGTCATTGACGGTAGGTGCAATGATTGCAGTAAGGTTATCGCCCGTATGAGCGACTTGTTCTGCCAGACCGCCAGCTCTTGCGCCAGCCCTGGTCAGATAAACGAGATCACTTATAGCCGAGACTATAGGGTTTGATGCTCTGATTGAGGGAAGCTCTTGGTCAGCCATTATTAATTACTCCGTTTAAGATTATAAAAGTAACACATCCCCACCATCAAGCAGGAATAAGTCTCCGCCGTCCAGTAAGAGATTATCCACATTCTCACCAGCACAGCAATCGTCTAAATTAGTTACAGGAAGAACAGTTAAAACTGCTTCATCCAGAACTTCTCCACTTCCATCAGCGCGAATATATGTAGTTTGTCCGTCACAAGAAGTGGCTATTACTTCAACACAAAATTCGTCACCGGGTCCACCTGTAATATTAACCAATTGCTCGTAAGTTGAGCAACAACAACCAACGCCATCAATACCACTGGCAGGCTTTTCAATAATCGCAAGTTCTTCAGAACCAGCAGGCGGACATGCGCACTCCAACAACTGAATCCGATAACTTCCTTCTTCCGAAACTATTGCATGAGTGTAAAAACCACCAAGTCGAATAACTTCAGAATTGACCACATATGTTGAATAGCTCAAATCTGCGTTTTGCTTTTCGACAACCGCCTCAACCATGCAGCCCTCATAAGTCAGAAGCTTTGGTGATCCAAGCGAAACCATGAATGTATAAAATGCCATTATCTTCTACCTTTATTGACCTTGAGGTACGGGACTTCTCCCGTCCAGGTTCGGGACTTCAGCTCCAGGCTGTGATGTTTGAGTTAACTGACCGGCAGCAACGCTTGCTTGCGGCAATAAGCCCAGCGCTGAAAGTTCTTTGTCTCTGGTCGGGTCAGGCAAGAGATCACCTACATCAGTACCAAAATTAGCGAATAGCTGCCTGATCACAACGTAATACAGGTCAGCAGGAATGAGGTTTAATTTAATGCCTTCGATGACATTTTGCAAGACAAGGCCGATCTGACCCTGCATAACCTCTCTTTCAACAATACCCTGACTGCCAGAAGCAACCGTTTTCGCATCGTATTTAATACTGTCATCATCTGAGAACATCATCAGCATTGTGTACATGCCGTCAATGACAGGAACGATCACATCTTCATCAATGTTCTTGCCGATTTTCTTGACCTTCTTCAGCGCGTTATTGACAGATGAAACAAAAACAGATGCAGTCCTGTTGACACTCGGAAGGTCGGATGCACCAGTCAACTGAGAGGGAATACCAACAATGTCGTCAGCCAGCCTGTAGTGCATTATAAGCGTGGCTTGTATCGTGGCCGCGTTATCAGGCACGTTATACATATTAACGGCCCTGCCATTGGTAAAAACAGGGTCCATGCGTGTGTAGATGGTATCACCAGGCTGCACATCACCCGGCATATCATCTTTATTAAACCGTGAGCTGTCAATCTCAGTAATCGGTTCTGCCATAAAACGCACATTGGTCATATGCGCACGCTTGAAGGTATTGATATCAAGCTGCAAGTCATACAATAAATCAGGTGGAGCTTCACCCCAGAAATGGCCAGAACGTTTTCTGAACGAAGTGGAATGGATTGGACGTATACCCCTTGGATCAGGATTCAATAGTGCCCTTATGACATGATCGCCTGCAACCCAGATTTCAGACTCGTAGTATTCGTCATCCTTGACCGTAACGCCGCTTGCAGATTTGACATTGATTGCTTTGAGCTGTCTGCCCGTAAGACCACCATAATAAATCAACGCGTAACTGTTATTCGTAGACAAGAAAATACTGTTTAAAGATTCAGTCGCCACAAGTGTTTCTGCTGCTACCGTTTCTTCTGTAGCCCTTGTTCTTGGCCATGACCACCATGAGAAAGTTTTTTGAAGTTCAGCTTCATCAAGCAATTCTTGGATTTCTTTTTTGTTGAAGCCGGGAGAATTCTTCGCTTCAGTCAAATCCTTTAAAGACAGGGGTTTTACAACAACGATATTATCGCCATCCTGAGTATTGGTGGAATTTGGAGAGGGGAATACATAAATCGGGCTGACCCTTCTGGCCGCTGGCATGGTTTCTTTGCCATGCACCAACAAATCTCTACGCCACTTCAATGTCTTTTTGACAATGTTTACAGGGGACATCAAGAAAGCATTAGGATAAGTCGCCAGATCGCTGATAAAGTCAGAATAGTTTGAGTTCCAATCCGTTTGTGAAAGGAAGTCAAATATTTTCCTCTCCATACGAGCAGCGCCTTTTTTGGCTTCTTTCTTGATGAACTTGGTAGCCGTGTCTTTGTAACCACGAATCAGCTCAACAAGACTTTCACGACTGATCTGACCGTTGAAGACAGCACCTATCTGCTCAATGACCATGATGGCCACCTGTCGCTTGACGGTAAACGGTAGTTCAGGTTCAGGAGTAGGTTCTATCGTCCAAGGTTTCTTGTGAATATTAAATTGGACATCTTCAAATGCGGCTTCAAAGTCAGTACATTTGACTTCAACAACATTCAGGTAGGGAGCGTATTGACCAAACAGGGCTTTTTCTTCTGAAGAGTATTTGCCTTTACGAAGCCGGAGATTGCGATCCATGCGGCTGTCGATGCCGAGTTCTTTGCGATGATTTGCGTTGATAGAGAAGCAATCTCTAACGAACTGAGAAACGGAAGCTTTATTATCTGGCCTTAAAAAAGGTTGTGGCATGCTTAACGCCTTTGACCGTATTGTTGCCGTGCCTGTCTGTTTTGATTCATTCTGCGATGCTCATTGGATGATCCACCTAAATGTTTGAAATCCAAACAGTCGTACTGAAAACAATCGAGAACATGACTATATTTATTTTTTTCAGGCGTTTCCTTGTAAGTTGCAAATTCACCACGCTTCGGTGCGTACAGGTAATTACCAGACAATCCTTCAATCAGTATTTCGCAAGACGGATCAATCAAACAGCCATCACGCTTTTTCAGAACATAGTCTACAGCTTCTTTGCGCGGTATCCAATTATTTGTTAATGCCCTGTTGCAGAAAGCATTCGTGAAACCATGCTCCTGAAAGAATTCATTGACGATCCGGAAAGGTGTCAGATCGACGGTAACGCCATCAGGCTTGCCAGCGGGATCACCCAGGGACCGGATTTTAAATCCACGCAGCTCATCATTCAAAATAGGCAGCAGGAACTCTTCGAGCAAGTTGGATAGCCCCATATCACCATCATAAAGCTCTCTGATAATCAGCAATCGTGACTCAGCATCAATCTGAGAGAGCAAGGCGGCTGTGTGCATACCCCAATCAAACGTGATCAGAACCTCTCTGCCAGGGATGAACTTCAAAGTGTTGGGAGATATATGCTCATCTTCTATAAAAGTGCAGAAGACAGGCTTACCTTCCATCGTCGGGACGTACTGGCCCAACAGGAAGCGTTTAATCCAACGGTCTTCTTTACCACTGATCTGATTCAGCCAGTAATTGATACCATCGCCCTGGAAGATGATGCCCTCGCCCTTTGGGTTTTCAAAGTACGAGAAACCTTCATAGAAGAATCCACCAGCTTGCTCACCCTCAACACGATATAAAGGCGGCTCCATGTGGAAGACATGAGATATTTCATTACCGTCAACATCTTTAAAAGAACTTTTGACGAAATTCTTGTACAGCCAGTGCTTGATATCAGGCGGGTTGTAATCGAATATCACACCACCCCAGTTAAAACCGCCCTCTACGGGAGATGGATATCGCCTGCATCGCTGCTGGACAATATCAAAAACATCTTTGTGGAGGGTATCAGCTTCATTCAACCAGGCAGCCGTACCATTCCACGATCTCAGCTTGGCAGCAGATTCAGGCCTGTCAAGACCAATCATTGTAAGCTCAGCCTTTACCAACGAACCATCAGGTAGTTCAAAATTGAATTCACCAATAATCGGCTTTTTAAGCTTGATGGTTAAAATGGACTCAGGGAACCAACGTTTTAGCTCAGAAACAATAATCGCTTCAATCTCAGGATAAGTAGCTCGCGCAATCAGCCAGCGACTCCTTCTGACGTTGTTGAAGGCCCTCTGGTTGATGATATGACCAAACATATCAAACATGGCAGCCGTGGTCTTCCCATTGCCTACAGCGCCCGCTATCCCCCTGATCTGCTTGGTACACTCATGAAAGAGCCTTGCAGTAGGAGTGGGTTGATAATTGATCTCGTTAAAGATTGCAGACATCAGATCATTCTGCTCTCTTTTGATAGTAGGGATAATAAACAATCTTGCCAAGACCATCTGGTGTTATGTGAACGTACTGCGCAGAACTCATATGTCCCAGCATAACCCAAAGACCTGCGCGTATCGCTGAAACCAGTTTCTTTTGATTCACAACAGCCTCCTTTATGAACACCAGCATTCTATACCAGAAATTCCCAGGAGAAAAATATATCTGAAAAAGCCATGGTGCACAAAGACCCCTTTCTACAGCCAATAAAGCCTCAATACCTTTTAACCACGTCAATAATCCCATGGTGCACAAGAATTTCAAGAGGAAAATAATATAGCGAAACCATGAGTGTCTGGGGTACTACGTAAATATCAATAGCGGGTCTCACTAATCACTTGGTCCATAGGGGGGGTGTTGATCTCCTGACTTGCTGTAATGGCGCTATGACAATGATTGCTGTGACTACTGACTGAACCCTGGATATTTATGTTAACCCTGGCTGCTGACTCTCTGATGCACTCACGATACTACCCACACATTCAAATGTAGACGGTCAAGCGGGTATCGTTCATGGTCATACGTGCAAGTCATTGATTCATATAGACCACGATCATGCATATTTCACAAAATAGGGGTAGGTTTTTTCCCACCCTTTTGCATGTTTTCTTCCCACCCATCGGCTTTTATACTACCGGTGGAACAAGTTAACTAACTTATTGATTATATGAGCTATGTTACTTTCACTATTTTGGTCATTCCTTCCCACCCATTGATCCACTATTAACACCCTTTAATGGTCATTATGGCTAAATAGGGCTTATTATGGGTAATTTGGGGGTGATTTGAGAGGTTTGTGGTTAACTCAACTACTTTTTATAGACTGATCTGTTAATAATTGATCTTATATCTACTATATTGTAGGTGGTCTATTAGGGTTATAGGGTTATTGGTTCCGCCTTGCAACGATCAACTGCACAGCGTTATGGGTAATGGTTTACGGGTCCGCCTTTAGTTGTTCGCTTGATATTAGTCAAACAATAATGTTGACATATACACAGATCGGTCTATAATCAAGGGTACTTAGATCATATTAACCACTGGATAAGAGGTAACAGAATGACTCATTTCACAGTTAAATTCAGCCCAATTGACCCGTTAAATATATCTTGCGGTTATCAGTTAACAATAGCCAATGCATTCACAGGCAAGACCGTATTGTTTACTTCACGCGATCCGGCGACCGGAAATGATCTGTTAACACCTTCTGATTGTTTAAAGGTTTGTTCTTATTATCCCAAGTAACCAAGCTTTCAAACTATAGCCACTTGAGGAGTGGCTTTCGCTTGATAGTTTTTACCAAAGGATAAGAGGACAAATAATGTATACGCAACAATCCAACACACTCGCAACATGGCGCAAGATTCAAGTAGCTGTAATCATTGTTAGCCTAGTATCTATTGCTTTTAACTTTGCCTTTGTGCTTTAGAGGGTGAGAGGTTTTAAATGATCCGCATTTTACTAATTTCAGCGATACCGTTTGCTTGGTTGTTTATCCTTGCCGGTATCTTTACCTTCTTTAATTACTTGATTGGAGTTTATGAGAATGAACGCGCCAAACACGACTAAAATTGATGCTATTGAAGTGTATTTTGAACGACCCGGAGAGAAGATTCTTTTCCGTCCGCGCATTTATTCTAAACACTATGGCCGCATGGTTCCAATATCAGGCGATGCCGCATTACAGACAACAGCCATTGCAGCGTTTGACTATGCACGTCAATGGCTTTGGGGTCCATCGTAACCAACAAACACAAGAGGATTATCAAAATGTCAGTAGAAGAGCATTTAACATTTAACATTCCAACCGGTCCAGATGATACTGAAGGTTTTACAGTCAGAGCTATGACTATGCCGAACCAAGATGACACTCTGCACGGCTTTGTAGGTCTATCAAGCACGATAAACGCTGAAAGCATACCCGTACTAATTAATGCACTCCATGCCTGCTTACAAAGCCTTGAAGATAATTGTCACAATCACCCAACACAACCGATTAAAGAGGTGAAATCATGAGCCGTAAATTAACAAAACATACCGAAAGTTTATATACATGGCGAAAGCTTGAACTGTCACGCGTTAAACCATATCGCTGGATACTTGCTTTTAATGGCGGTAGCAAACAATTGCCATGCGGACGCGATAGCCGATCATTTATTAACCTGGACAGTGCATCAAGATATCTTGAATTGCATGGATACGAATTAAAATGACACTTATCCAATTCAAAATAACTGGGCACGGCACCGAAACAGTTATAACAGCATTCAGTGAAGAGTCGGCTTGGCGTAAATTTGTTACGCAAAGGTTCGGAGAACTCAAACCAAACCCCAACGACTATAAAATAACTCATTACAGGAGACTAGAATCATGAATGCATCAACTGATTTTATGCGCCGCGCATGCTGGTTAATCATGACGGTTTCCATAGTTTCGATTTTAATCAACATGGGGAGGATTTTGTAATGTCCGGTTTTTGGATTGAAAGAATAGGCCCAGGCTTTGAATTCAGTTTTGAAGTCACAGACGGAAATCATTCGAAAAATGTCCACACCATTGATCAGGCTATGGAATTGATCAAAGATTTAAATAAACATTCTTTTGATCCGCCACCAAATAAGAGAGAAGAGGAAGAGCATGCTAGTGACCCGCGCTACAGAAAAAACCAGCCAGACCCTGTTATGGGTTCCGGCCAAGATGACGAGACTTACACGCGCCCACTCGGAAGTGTGATGTGAAAATCTATCTTGCATTGCTATGTTTATAGAAGCTACAGAATAAAGTTTTCAGACCATAGCCGCTAGGAGGGCGGCTAGAGCCTGGAAGTTTAAACGGATGAGAGGCATTTAAGATGTACACAGAAAAGGATATTTTAATAGAAAAAGGCCACATCATGACCAAAGATAAAAAGTATTATCTTGAAGATGATGATGGCTATAGCTACTGGCACAAAATAAAATCAATTAACGGTTCAGTGATAAACATAAAAGGCCACCCTATATCGAGTATCTCGACAAGTTTTTGTTTTAGGTCCGATATAACGGGCTGCTTAAAAAATTTAAACGACAATATTAACGGATAAGAGGATCATATTATGAATTCATATTTTTACATGACAAAGACCGGGCGTACTCAATTAAACGGTAGCAGGACTAGAACATTTTATGTGTTCCGGATTAACCGCAATGAACCTATAGAGATTGGAAGCTTTAAGTGCAGTACGGGCATGTTTGATGGTGACATTAAAGAGGTTCGGAACTTCATTGAAGACCGCGACAAGTGCAAATCTGAAAAACAGAATGTGCATTGTGTAGGTGAATTTTAATGAACCGGAACACCTTCAAAGATCATGTAAAAGTAGAGGGCCGATATGCAATGAAGACCCAAACAGGCGAATACACCGAATCAGGGACAAAAGACAAACTCAAAGCAATTCGAGCAAGTGACCCACGTTTCAAATTTTGCCGAATAACTCACGCCCTCCAGGTATGGGCCGATGTTGTAAAAGTGAATGTTATCTACCCGGCAACGGTGCAGAGCCGTGCAGAATTTAGACGTTACAACGCACAAGAATTATAACACCGCCACAAGGATAAGAGGTTTTAACAATGAATCAGACAGCACAAAACGCACTTTTTAACGCTTATCAATGCCCTGAATGCGGGCATGAACAATTTAGCCCTGAAACGGTACTGATCAGAGAATGTTCAAAATGTGGGCATGACTGGAACAGCCACACACAAACCCGCGAAGGCTTTTATATTGGTCAGCCAGTCCGGAGCATGTACGATAAAAACGGCTGGATATCCGCAGTTAATGAGTCTTCCGGCAATGTCTACATGCTCGGTGCCGGAATGGAAAAGATCAATAAAAGCATTGATGTCATTTACGAAGACAACACGCGATCTATAGATTTATCAGAACAAATCGTTTTACCCTGGACGCAGAAATATGAATTAAAACCAAGTAAGACAATGGCGGAAATGAAGGTTTTAGTGGTCCAGATGGTAGAGCATCACCAAAAGGAAGCAATAACCCGCGAGAATGCGCGTATCAAATCCGATCAAATCCGATCAGAATTTGAAGCAGTGGCCACGGAAAAAATGCCACCAGGCGCTAAAGCTGTAATTGTGGCGGAATTGCATGTTAATGATTCCGATATCATGACCGATTACCACGGCCACACAACCAAAGAAGTTTTAATTCTGGCATGGTCAACACATACCCGCGATCTATTCCCAGAAATGCGCAAGGCTGCATTAAATGCACCTGAGACGGAACACCTTGGACCCGGCAAAGGTTGCTTTACTCCGCGTGTAATGATCGGTGAAGATTTCCATAGCAATGGAAGTTATTATCATAAAGGATGCGGTTCAGTGTGGCATTCCGATTTATTACCAGAATGCAAAGACTTTACCACGACGGGCCAAGCACAAGCATGGATTGATAAAAAAGGTGATCCCGATCCAGTCGAGGGGAAGGCATGGATTGATGGCAAAAATGCACCTTACTCAATCAAGTTTGACGATACCTTGATCCCGTTTTATTGGAAGATTGAAGAATCAAAGATTGAACACCGCGAAAAATACAGCTTTGGTGCTGGTTATTATCTGAAAGATGGGCACAGAGACTCTAGCGGCTGGTCAATTAACAAAATTGAACTGTATCACGGTGCGAAGTCCGTCCCTGTTGGCCGCTGGTGCGTTCCTGAGCGCGTCGAACGGTCAACACCTACCACCAACACCAAACCAAGCGCACACGGCTACACAATCGAGCAGCATTACCACGAAAAACGCGGTTATGACTTCTTTATATGTGTTCCGCTGTCAAGGTTGGAGCGTGATGAATTCACTAGCGAAAGAGACCGCGCCAAAGATAACGGCGGCTGGTATTCTCGCAAGTGGGGCCAAACTCCTGGAGGCTTTGCGTTTAAATCTGAAGATCAAGCCCGATCCTTTACGGGTCCGCCTGATAATGAACCACCACCACCAACACCGCCAGCCGGATTACCTGAGCGATTCCGCAAGATGTCAGACAAACTTCAGAGCGCCATAGATAACAAACGAGGCGACAGGCTGACCAACACACCAAAGCGGCAAAAAGAAGCCGCCAGCGCACGCTCGGAAGCTGACAAGCTGGAAAGAACACAACAAGCTTTGAATGCTTTGGCCGATCTACACGAAGCAGGAACAGTGCCGGAAATATTAGCCGGATTGAAGTCTAAAAAGGCTGTCTATGATTTGCTTGGTGAAGGTTTCGAATCTGTCCCTAATGGCTGGCATCAATATTCAATCGGGACCGGCAAGCCTCACGAAAGCGCGTCACCAAAAGCCCTGGCGTTGTGGGACATTCTTTCCGGCAAAGATGAAAAACTGCAACACAAGGAAAATCTTGATCGAATGACTGAGGCTCTACGCTTCAACAAAATACCGGGATACTTCCCGACACCAAAACCCGTTGTTGATCTGATGCTTGACTATGCCGACATTACAACAGGGCAAAGCGTGCTCGAACCTTCAGCCGGAAGCGGTGCAATTGTTGACGGTATCGAGGCCCTGGACATGGATAATCTGATCGTGGTCTATGAAATCAATCATTCATTGTGTGAAATTCTCCAGGCAAAAGGTTATGACGCAAGACCGGTTGATTTCACAGAGCAATTCAACAGCTTTAAGTTTGACCGCATTGTGATGAATCCACCATTTGAAAACCTACAAGACATTACGCATGTTTGCCTTGCTTATTCATTCTTGAAAATAGGTGGCCGGATGGTTTCTATTATGAGTCCCGGCCCATTTTTCAGACAGGATAAAAAGGCAGTTGAGTTTAGAAACTGGTTTGATTCTGTTGGTGGTGAAGTAATCGACCTTCCGGAAGACTCATTCAAGCAGAGCGGGACCGGTACCGCATCAAAGTTGGTAATTATTGACAGGGAATAGGCTTCAAAGTCCGCGTTATGTGCGGCCTGGCTACTGGCCAGAACACCGGAGGGTATTAGTAATGGCCACAGGGTTAAACACCCTTGAAAAGAACCGGAGGGTCGGCGGGTAAAAATTCCGGCCTACTTTAATTAACAAAAGGATTGGATAATGAATTACGAACAAGCGCTTAAAGATCATAAATTTCTTTGGGAGGTAGCACCAGCCTGCGACATGACGGGCGGTTATGTTGATCAAGACGACCTGGAGAAATTACTAGAATCCCCCACAAAGGCAACTGCAAAAGATTGTCTATGCCGCCAAATTGAATATTGGTTTGAGGTTGGCCCTGATGCTGACATTGCCGGATTAAGCGCAACATCATTTGACGAGCTGATCGAAGAATATCCAGAAATCCAAAATATTATGAATCGACACTACATTGATAGTGCTGCCTTTGTTTATTCCACACTAAGCGGAACAGAGGATTAGACAATGAGAATTAATGCAAAATTGTTAGCATGTGCAGCGCTTTATCAGGCTGAGAAAGATGTCAGAGAGTATCTTAATGGTGTGAACTTATCCCCAGGCAAAGACGGGACAGGAACAACTATAGTAGCCACTGACGGCCACGTTATTTTTGCAGGTTTTGATGATGATAATGGATTCATTGGGGACAGGCCTTTTACAGTAGTTATTCCAAAGACTGTTATAACTCAGCTCAAAAAGCGCTCAAATGAAACCGCTGAAGTTGTGATCCAGCCAAATAACAGATGTTATCTTTCTGTTGGGAATGCCACTTATGACCTGAAAGTTATGTATGAAGCATTCCCTGAATGGCGGCGAATTATCCCAAGCCATGCAACAAAGGAACTATCCGAAGTTGAAACCGCACCCACATGCATTCAGCCTGCATACATGCAGTTAATAGGACTGACCGGGAGCATTCTCTGCCCTGGAATGGGAGCAATGACGATAATCACAACGGGCAAAGATAATCCGGCTGTAGTGCGCTATCACAGCAAATTTGGACAGGCTTTATCTATAGTTATGCCAGTTCGCTCCGATCCATTTGAAGCTCTCACTTTTATTTAACGGGAACAATCATGGCAGATAAAGCAGAAAACGGGTATTACGTATTAATCAAATCATACAGCGGCGGTATTGTGAAAACTCTTGGGCCATACCAGTCAATTAGTCAAGCTGACAGGGCAGAGCGTGGAGTGGAAAGGAACCTTAATCATGCCGACTACTATACCATCAGCGCGTGGTTTGGACCGGACCCGGAGCCAACAACATGAGCGCTAAACCGACAAAAACAGATTTATTTGAATTCCTTTCCTTCTTATTCGTGGCTGTACTGGCCCTTTTCTTCGCGGCCAAGTGCTCTTTGGAGCTGCCTGCAGTCGCATTTGATTACTTAGACATGGCAAAGTGTATCTATATCGAGAAAGACGGCTACAAACAGCCCTGTGACGGCTTACAACTACCAAATAGATACTTCACTGTGCTGGTTGACGGCGCAAACTTACCTGCCAGCTTATGTGCTGATGGCTATAAACAATTTTGTTCACCCGCAAACAAGGAGTAAGAAGTAATGGACTTTGAGTACTGGAAATTAATAGTGATAGTTGTTGGTTTTGTAATCGGCTACAAGATTACAGAGCTGGTAGGCATTCTGATACAGGTCTGGTGGCGAAATAGATAGAGGCCATTAAAAAAGGAAAATGAAATGACCCAAGAAAAGATCATGAGTAAACTCGATATGCTTTTCGTGCGAGCCTGCAAAAGCAGCGACCCCACAAAGAGGTTGATCACTTTATACAAAAGATTTTATTTGATTGATGAATTATCAGGCCGGTATATTAAAAGAGCCCTGGCCTTGATTTGTGAAAAGTATGAGCTATTGACTATATCCAGCTTTATGGAAAGGATTGAAAACTACAAACGCCTTGGCGAAGAATATCCTGATTACATTGCGCTGATGAGCGCCATTAGATATGCCGATGTTGCCAAGTTCCCTGGACACATCCCGCCATTAAGATTTCGCCAACCAAAAGGAGAAACCAATGAAAACTGACCAATTTGGAAGAGAGGTTGTTCCGTGTGAGTTGTGCGGAACTGATACACCCATGACTGGGACCATGCATTGTGACGGATGTCATGAATTGGAGACAAGAATCCACATGGACCCAGAGCTTGCCAGAAAAATACTCAAAGAGCTGGAGAATGAAAATGGTTGAAAAAAACGGAACAGATAATCTATTGCCACTGTGTAATACATGCGGTTTGGTTGCGGTCCCGATCATAGACGGCTTATGTTTTGCTTGTGACTTGGCTGATAAGAAGTTTTCACCACCACCACTATTTGAATCATCACCACCACCATCTGAAGATGACATGGTGACGGTCACTTGCGAAGATAAGTCAATTGAAATCTACAGGGAAGCGGCCATTGCCCTTGGGCTGGTCGAATGAGAAGACATCAAATATCCTGGTTAACCACAGGGCTTTTTATTGCTGTTGGGATTGTTTTCGTCTTGGTTGTGATCTGGAGGATATTCTCATGAATCGCATCACTGAAATGTTGATCGAGCTTGCCCAGTCAAAAGTCAATTTAATGTCATCACACCCTATGTATGGTGAAGATGATAAAGCCTACCGGAAAGACTTTGCTTATTACGTGAGCCGTCCGCGATCCAAGAATCTAAAGGCTCTGAAGTCCGACGAATTTGAAAAGGCAATCAAGGCTGTGCCTATTCATATCAGGAATTTTATTCTGACAGATAACAGGATCATCATTAAGTCAGACAAAACAATGGCGCTTCAGGCAATTATCTCAAAACCCCATGAGCTGCAAGTCTGCATATCCAGGGTCATTGAAGATGTGCTTTTATATGAGAAATTGACAAGCGAAACAAAATCAAATGATTCTCCTGCTTGAGAGCGCAGGGGTTTGTTGGTATATTTAATGCTCTCTAATGTTTAATCACTATAAGAGGATAAGTAAATGAAGAAATGCTTTGCATACCTGCTCACTGTGGCCTTCTTGGTCCTTGTGGGTCTTTCCCCGGTCATGGCTGATACTCAGCCCCAGTACGTAGCCTCTACCAGGAGTCTGCCAACCTTGGCTTTATCAAGTCAAACCAAACTGGTGACTCCGTTGTTCACCAGACCACAGACAAATATAGTGAAATGAAAATTGCCCTGGTGCCGGAGAATTATTCTCAGGAGGTGATCCTTCTGGAGCTTACTCAACCCATAGTCAGTGGCGGTCAGTTGACCTTGGCAATTAACTCACGACTGGTTCCTGATACGAACAGCAGGTACACCAAGACGCGACTTAGACCAGGTTCACTACTGATTCAAACTTGAGAAAATAACCTGTAGAACCAGGTAAAGAATAGAAAAAGGCCGGGGCAAAAGTCTCCGGCCTTTTTTCATGACTGATGTTTAATAATTGAACTGTCCGATTTTACCGGATAGTTGGATCAACCCTCGACCTCTTCTACTTCAATAACCTTGGCATCTTCTGCCGGTGTTATGAACCCCAGGTGAATTGAAACGGAAGCACCGCCACCACCCTTAACATCTGGCGGATCAAGTGAATCAGCAACCCTGAGTTTTGTAGTTGACTTTGTTTTCATGTGGCTTGCCTCAATGGTGGTATCAGGTCTCTCTTCAACATCCTTAATTGTGTCGGTCCTGAGAACAAGCGCATAATCTTTGAATGATGAACTGAATAAGGCATGACGTGTTGGGTCACTCCTGAGCCAGCGCATCATGAAGTAAATGGGAATGCCAATGTCTTCAGCGATCTCTTGTGCAGTTATGCCGTTTAGAATTCCCTCACAGACACGCTCAACAGAATAATCCATGCACAAAATATCGTAATTCTCAGACCTTAGATCAATCTCTTTTATATGAGTGCGTAAGGCCTTGCGGTTATGTCTTTGAGTCTCAAGATAAGTGCCAATAGCGCTACCCTCTTTGGGTGCAATATATTTTTCTTCAACCATGAATTTTCACTAATCCATATCGTGCAATTAATAAAGCATCTGCCCTGTCCTGGTGTTTTATAAGATGTAACTCAGCTTCCGGATACATCTTCCTGGCCAGCACAAGCCCGTCCCTTTTATGCTTTCCCCAGAGTTTAAAGTATCTCTTCCAGCTCTGCACTTCAATATCATATGACATTGGGTTGTTCAGTTTGGCCACAGCCCTGACAATCCCATACGACATACCAAAATTAAATGACCTGGAAGCGCCCTGCTTTGTGCCGCCCTTGTTCATTCCCCTGACACGCTCGATGTAGATGTGTTTTGGATTCAGGTCTTCGAGAATGCTTCTGAGCCCAAAAATAGCTACCCGCCTTTTGTCTGATTTTCCATCAGGAACTGTTGGCATGTCATGTACGGAGATAAATTCTCCATTAATACCGATACAAGCGATAGCACCACTGATACCAGGATCAATACCTATAACACATTCCATGATGATTCTCCTAATTTATCCATGCTGAAGAAAATCCCTATTTTTTTCTCTGTAATATTGTTTGTATTGATAGTTCCCAGTATTAAAATGCAGACCAAAGCCGCCTTCCCAGTCTCCATTGCGTTGCTTGTCACAGTTAACATAAACATCAGGCATATTCTTTAATTCCTTGGGAATATCAATGCCGGTCATACTTCTGTTGTTGCTGAGAATCTTATTAACCTGAAACTCTTTTTTCTTATTCCGATTAATCAGAACAATTGTATCCGGCAAATCAGATATTGAACCTGATCCCTTGATCCCAAACTTGCTCGGAGTTGCTTTGACTTCATTCACATTAGCAGGCTTGCGTTGATGCACAACCAAATGTATCTGACACTCGAAATCATTCTTGAAATCAGAAAGCTGATCCATAAATTTCTTTTGGCCGTCATAATCTTCTTCATTGATCCCGCACTTCATGAAGCTGTCAATAATAAAAACCTCAACGCCGTACCTCTTTCTGGCATAAAGCATTGTATCTAAAAGATTTCCGGCTTTATCGTTTCCGGTAGCACCAAACAACCAAAACTTACCGTCAAGCCACTGAAATGATTCTTTAATGTAGGCCTCTGTTGGTGTACCTATGCCGGTGATTTGCTTGACCATCCTGTGCAGTAGTCGCTTGGGTTGAAATTCCATCGAAGCAGTAGCGCACTTGTAGCCAGCATTCATCATGAGTATTTCCAGATAATTCACCCACTGAGACTTTCCAGACCCGTTAAATCCAGTGTGGACTATCAGCTCACCCGGTCTGAATATCAAGTTGCCAGAATGCGACCAGGGTAGAGAAAATCCAGCCTCATAATCACTGGTCGGAAAAAATAATCTGATCGTCTGATCAAGATATGAATCAGCTCTTCGTAAATGCTTTGGGTCAATAGCTTTGGCGTTTTTAATCGTATCCGCAATAACATCTTTAGCAATACCAGCAATCAAACAGTCATTGCAGTCTTTCTTTGGCAGTTCAACAACAAAGCATCGGTAATTCCCAAGGCGCGTGGCTATCTCTTCAACACACCCAAGGCCAGCTTCGTCCATATCCATGCTGATATAAATACGATCAAACTGCTGTAGCCGTTCATAGTCGTGATCAATCCACTGGTGCTTGTTACCAGTACCAGCACCAAACGGTACAGAGAGCGCCTCAATGCCGTATTCCCTCCATGACATAGCATCCTCATAACCCTCACAGATTACAACACTCCTAGACCTCTCAGAGAGCGTGTGCCACCCCCACAACGTATGAGCTGTGTTGGTTGAGTTGCTGAAATCTTTTGGAAGCTTACGGTATCTGATGCTGACAAGCTTATTATCTATGATGTGTTGATAAACTATTGCACCACCAGCTTCAGCGACACGATAAATCTTCAGGGTTTCAGGTGTTATCTTTCGCTTTGCAAACCAGTCGGATAAAACTGAACCCAGCTTTGCAAGACTCTTTGGTTTCTTTGGTTTTGCAAACTGTAGCTTGGGTTTGGTATGAAAAGTTTCAGGTTCGGAAATACCCAAGTATGCCTTGGCTTCTTTCATGGCTTCAGCAATGCTTATGTTCTTATTGGCCGACCAAAGATCAAGTAAGTCACCGCTCTGTCCACCATTGAAGTCAGACCATACCCCGGCTTTCGATCCACTTACTCTGACCTTACAGCTATTTCCTGCTGAGCCATGAGGGTCGCCCGCGCACCATTCACCGGCCTTCAGGACACCATTTGGGAGTAAGTATCTACAAACAGTTTCTACGTTCTCAGCAAGCGCCTTGGCGATATCCGCCGCAGTCAAGTTCTTCATTATTGTTATCCGTTTTTGTTTTAGAAGCCAGTAGCACTATCATCCTCAATTTCGCCCACATACTGCGCGGCCTTTGTCGCATTAAAAAGAGTCGCTGGCCTGAGATATTTTTCCATGTCAGTGAACATCCATTCATTGCATTTATGAGTGATCATTTTCAGCAGATCATCCTCACTAAACTCCTTGAGACGTGCCTTGATCATTTTCATGTTCGCAGCCACCGGCCTGAATGATTTACCGCACTTTTCATTAAGATAATCTATAATTCTTTTTGCTGCATCACCACTATCGACTATTGCAAGAACGTACTGCCTGTCATGAGTGCTGACATATACCCAAAAATCTCGCAACAATTCAAGTTCATCGTCTTTTGATATGCTGATTTTTTCAGCCTGATCCAGAGACATGAGTGAAGTAATCGTATGTTTGATCGTCATTGTTCTACTCCTGAATGTGATTGTTCCAGATGATCAGTGCTTTCTGGTACTTTGCGTATGACCAACCGTTTTTTAGCGCGTAACATGTAGAAATATGAATCGCTACTTGCCGTCTTAATTCCTTCTTTACGAACCAATTAATGTATCTGACTTGCTTGCGGAAAAGCCTACGTTTATCCGGATCGCTGAACATCATCACCCTGGCATTAGCGATTCCAAGGCAGCTATACCGGCGAATGTCATCCTTCTGTTTTTGCATTTTCTTTAACGGCACAGTCAGCACAAACAAACTCTTCGTGATCTGGCTCTGGTATTGGTCCGCCTGTATAGATGGTTTCCGAGATAGCGCCCTCATCTGAAGGGTCATGGAATCTTCCACAAACAGCGCAATTTGGCGGCCAATTACCACTCATAAAATCCATCTCATTCCCCCGCCCATTTAACATCACCGCTTGCAATCCACAAAATATCAGCCTCGCGGAATAGCTCTCTGTCGGAGTCATCTTTATTGCATACGCTTGGTTCCATAGCACATTCTCCCGCATATTTTTCGTCTGGTTCACAGGTCCAACAATAAGTGAACTCCATTGTTTTCCCGTCCAGCACATCTTTAACTTTTGGTTTAAGCGGCAAGCCTTTATGCGTTTCTCTTAACTGAATCGTCCCAATGTACCTGCCATGTTCAAATTCCATTATGTTTCAACTCACAATGTGTTACGGATTCTTGGCCAAGCAAATATCAGCTCATCCAAAACCCTGTTTTCTTCAAATTCAATTTCAGCAGTGGCACCCCATTTATCGAAGTCGATATATTCTTTGATCTTTCCCTCGATCAGAGATTGCATGTCTTGAGGGTTTAGAGCGTCCAGCTCCCAACACTCATACCCAAACTGCTCTACATATCCATGTGAGCGGCTGTCACCCATCTTGGCTGGGTCTGATGGCGGGTCGAATTCCTCAATCTGATCCATGTTAAGCGCAATCCTATCCACCGAAGCCTTTCCGCCAGTGAACATATCAAACCGTTTGATCGTATCGTTAGTCATGTCAATGCCGCTTGGGTCATGGTCGCCCAAGTGCAGAATCACAGTTGGTTTGTCACGCTGCAAGACGCGCTGTCCTGCCAGCCATGCCGCTGATGAACTGTTATACCCTTTACATGCAAAATACGGTACATCCCAACGCCCACAGGGCTTACGGATTACGCCGGTCAAAGCATCCTTTTCAATCCATACTTCCACCGCCACATCCTGGTCGGCCCAACGATCTTTATCTACTTTATTTTCAAGACCCTTTACAGCTTCTTCAGCGGATTCCGTGTGATCCCGGATGACAGGCTTTCTTGTCCGGTCCTCAATGGCTTTCCAGTCGATCAGACCAGCCAGCCGCGCATCACGAATAATGGTTCCAAGCCACTTATAGTTTGGTGGCGCGTTCTTCGTTCCTTCAGGGTCACGAACCCATTTTGAGCCTGTCCATGCCCATCGTCTGTCTTCAGGAAACATGCCACGGCTAACAAACTGGTAGTAAAGCTGCCTGAGCGTGAGATATAAACCCATGCGAGAAAATTCTCTGATGATGATATTGGCTTTATCAATCATCTGCATCGTCCCTGGCCGAAAGCTTTTTTCTATGTATGCAATTTTCATATCAATTAAACCCATTAATAAAAATACGCATCTTTTCTGTACTGTTTAGCTTTCCGGAAGTCAACAATTCCATACCAAAACCTAAGCATATTTCCACCGCTGACAATATATCTGGATGCTTACCAAGATCGCTTGCCATTGATGCTATTGCTTGCTCATTGTCGCCTACAATTACATATTCCAGCGCACGATCTTTGCACCATTTTAAATGTTGATTTCTATCCATATCAATTCACCCTTGAGGTTCCGCGATTTCTACTGCTTGTTTCCATGCAGGCTCAAATGCATCGTTTTCATCTGCCCATAATGAGAGCGCAAATTCCTTGGCATGCATAATGATTGAGTTTTTCTCATCTGTTGTGGGAGGTTTGTACATGGCTTGCAGGTAATAACTACCTAACTCCTGCTCATTGCCATCCATTCCTTCCACCCATTTGGTGACTTGCTCAACCACCATCCCACCATGAAGAATATAACCATAATTAAGCGCGGCATTCACACGGTCTTCAAAGTCAATTAAATCACCCGAACCAACCACTGTATACACGCCCATGTCAGTTCACCTTTGAAACTGAGCCGTCTTCAATGTAAATACCAACCTTGCCAGATTCATCGACGATCTCCATCCATATCTGGTAGTCATCAGTTTTTGCCATTTCTTCAACCATCTTCATAGTCGATGAATCAAACAGGCTGGCATCAGTGATCCGGATTACGCGGATATCTGGATTTGCAGCCATCGCAATCCCGATTGAAACACGCATCTGCTCTGACATTGAGGCCTGATCAAGCGGGATATCATTGTAAGTAATTTCACCATCACCCAGGCTCAGACCATCAACAGGGAACTTAACCACTGAAAGGGCCTCACTCTTCTTCTCGTCGATCTTTTCAATCTCGCTGGTCAGGTTATTGCTTTCGACAATCTTCACCTTCACAGCGTCTACAATAGCGATACGCTCTTGGCTTGCACGATAATCATTATTGATTTTGTTTGCATTATTGAGCTTTATTACCAGCTCAGTGGTATCAACCTTTTCCTTGCTACCAGTCTCTTTTTCGAACTGGTTAATCCTTTGGTCCAGCGCATTGATTCGAACCTCAAGGTCCAAGGCCGCTGCTTTTCTGCTATCAAGACTAGAAAGATTGGTTTGTAGCTCGTTGTTGCTGTTTTCAGCCTCAGATATCTGCTGAGTTAACTTGGCAACTGTTTCATTAAGCTCTGTCCGCATTTTCTCAATGTCAATTTTTTCTTTGTCTTTTGTTTCTTCTTCAAGAGAATCTATACCACGACGAAAAACGTCAAGCTCACCACTAAAGCGCTGCTTTGAGACTTTATCGCCTCCAATCTTAACCAGCACATTATCAAGCTCGCGGTTTCCAGCTTCGGCCTGTGATATCTCTTCAGCCAGCACAACGATATCAATATCAGCATCGGGAGCATTCTCGATCTTTGGTATCGCTTCCAGTCGCGTCTTTACTGCCTTGCCTTCACGGTTAACAATAGTGCGTTCTTCATAAAGAGACTGCCGCTTTTCATCCAGCTCAGACAAATCAATCTTGACATCAACCAGGGTCAACAACTCATCGAACTGTTCTTTCCTGCTGAGCTGTAAAAACTTCATAGGATCAAATGAGAGCTTACCCATCATGTCATCGAGCATGGATTGTGGTGATTTGAAGACCGCACCCTCAGCATTCTCAACTGATAACGTAGAGCCGCCAGGAGTGAACCGGCGCTTGACGATCAGATCACCCAGGTTCAATTCAACAAACGCGGAATCCTCGCCCTCACGAATGGGTTTATCAGGTATGGCATTTTTGCCTGCAAGCGCGAACAAAATTGAATCAAGTACACTGGTTTTGCCAGCAGAATTTGCACCTGATATTTTAACGACATCGCCATCTGGCGTGATCTCAACAGCCCTGAGCTTCTTGATGTTCTCGGCTGTAAGTTTAATGATTTTATGTGACATTTGTTTCTCCTAATATTTCTGTTGATTCAATCGGTGGTTCAATAAAAATAAGACCTGTATGGTGCGGCACACTGAAGCCAGCAGCATGTTCATGGCCGCCACCACCAAAGAGTTTTGCAATCTCAGCCACATTCATGCCACCATCAGCAGAACGGAGCTGGAATACTCTGCCCTCCCCTGTATCGCAATAGCATGCAGCAAACGGCTCACCCTTGGCCATGATATGACAAGCGTCTGAAGCCCACATGTAAGGCCCGTTCAGGCCGGGAACGTCATGGCCTGCAATGACTATGCGGTGCGCATTTGCCTCGATCAATTCGTTAATATCTTTTAGTTGCTTACGATTGATTGATTCGCCACCTCTACGCAAAAACTCCATATCGAAATCCATAAGGTCGGACCAAACATCAAAGTCATAAGGGTACGAGCTGAGACATGCCATTATTTCTCGCGTGGCCGGAAGCTTAAATCTCCACAAGTCACGGTCCATTATGTGGAAAAACAATGGCGGTATTTTTAAGGCAGGCAGAAAATAATCCCAAGTTATTACTGCGCCACTCCGGGTCATATCAAATACTGTTTCGACGTTACCTGGCAAATCGACAAGCTCAGCCTCAGCGCTTTGGTGATGATCAAGAATCAAAATACTCACAGCCTTCGCTGCCATTTCAATTAGCACATCACGCTTGTAAGAGAAATCTACAAGGTAAACATGGCGGTTAGTTACATCTGGTGGTTCGTCTCCGTAAACGCCAGCATGAAATTCAATAGTGCTTGGATCAAATGCAACCTGCATTGCGTATGCAGCAGCAAACCCATCAGCACAATTACCATGATAAATACAGAGTCTTTTCATTTGATTCTCCTGATGAAAATTTGCAAATAGTATTTCATACTATTACCTTATATATTATATAGTTATATATCTATATTACCTTTATAGTCCCTGCGGTCCAGAGAGGGTTGCTCTTGAATAGCAGAGTCATCAGGCAAAGTTCACCTAAGCTCCTGACAATCAGAAGTCCTAGCTATTACCTGAAGTACAGAAAATTAGAAAGCTAGCTTGCTCTCGAACCCTTCGCCATACATAGGACTCACATCGTTTACGCTTGTGGGTTGTCGGCATTCGATCCGTAAAGACCGTCTTGCATCGCTGCCGAAAATCAGACACCAGAGAGCAGCCAGATGCATTTGTATGCCTTCTGGGAGTTCTGATAGTGCGAGATCGCTCTTGGACTGCCGCTGTGCAAGAAACCCTTCATACGGCTTGTCGGTTAACAATAACGAACGTAGCCCAGCCGTAGGTGGGAAGGAGGGTATGATTTTGAGATTCTTCATAACGCATCCGAGTTCATTAATGTTGTGTTGCCGCCGAACGGTTGTAACGGATAAGCAGCAACCCGAATTGCAGTCTTGCACAAAACAGAATCGCTTGTCAAATGATTTTGAAATAAAGTTGCAGGCAAAAGAAAAGCCCCTGATTTCTCAAGGGCCTTCTTCGTTGACGAATGCAAACTGAACTCGGATAAGAGGCTTTGCGGACATCCATCAACTGTGTATCCATCCGGCAGGACTTCAGCACAAGCGCATTCTCGCTGATGAATATTCAGATGTCAATCTTTTTGGTGAATAAATGTATGTGTCTTGAGCTTGCCATTCGTCAGCTTCTCGAATCTCAGGCTCAAATTCTCTCGAAGATACTGCTGTCCTTTAATGACAGGCCCGATATAAAGAGTGTTCCTGTGTACCTGGGCATGCCTCGCAGCGCTTGAGTTCGAAACATAATATTTCTTCAAGTCGCATAGCCGCATTAAGAAAACAACTTTTTGCACGAAACCCCTTGCAATTATCATTTGAGAGAGTAGACTGTACTCAAACATTATTACACCGTATGGATAAGAGAGCAATGAATAATCATTTACCAAGAATTAAATCCATACTCAATTGGTTGAAGGGACTGGTGATGAGAAAAGGTGCGGGCGAATGGATTAATGTAGAAGACTCGCCACCAACAGAAAACGGCCACTATTGGGTTGTGATAATGGGCGACAGTGAAATGGATGATTGTGGCGGGATGATCTATGCATATGGTGATTATGTGATCCTCATGAAGCTGACTGTTGAAGATGATGGGCCGGACAATCCATTTTCCATTGTCGGAACCGCCAAACATGATGAGGATTGGGACTTGGTTGCTGCATGGTGGAGTGAGAAAGTTTCAATTCCAACGTGGAAGGGATAAGTCATGGCAACTAAGAAAATATATGTAGCTACCAGTTGGCGGAATAGTATTCAGCCATCAGTAGTTAGTAAGCTGAGAAATGCGGGACATGAAGTATATGACTTCCGCAATCCAGCGCCTGGCAACAGCGGCTTTCACTGGTCGGATATTGATCCAGCATGGCAGGAATGGAGCATTGAGCGCTATCGGGAATGTCTTGATCATCCTATTGCAATGCAAGGTTATAAACATGATTATTCCGCAATGTTATGGGCAGATGTGTTTGTTGGTGTTCAGCCATTTGGAAGGTCAGCCAGCATGGAAATGGGTTGGGCGGCAGGACAGTGCAAAACCACAATACTTTTACTAGAGAACGGCGAACCAGAATTAATGGTGAAAATGTTTGATCATATTTGTTGTTCCATGTCTGAAGTTCTATCTCTGCTTGAAGGTATGAGTAATGGCAACTAAAAAAATATTCTCAAGCTGCCAGGATCACATCGACACGGCCATTGCTTTCCTGAAGGACCTTGATCCTCTCAAGCAATGGATGTTCGAGTTCAGTCCATTCAAAATCAACCGCACACGCGAAATGGAAAACCACTGGCATGGCATGCTCAGGTTCATAGCCAACAGCACTGGTATAGATTTCCACCAGATAAGACATCTGGCCAAGATCGAATACTTTGGTGAGCATGAAGAGTGGCTACCCGTACACTCAGAGCATAATAGCAGTGAGCTTGACTCCATAAGAGAGGCGCTACAAAAGCTTCTCAAGCACTCCAGAACGACAATGCCAAAAGAAGAAAGGGCTGACTGCATTACGATTATCAGCACGCTTGTTGACCGTGCGTTCGGCAAGAAGACAGATGCAAATGGAAAGAACTTCAGGATTTATCGCTATACGGGTGATACATCGAAACTGAATGTGGAAGAGTACCAGTCTTTAATACATCGCACTGCTGCATGGGCGGCTACAGAAATGGGAGTCACGTTACCATGAGCGGTGATTTAACAAAATTGGATAAGAGGTAAATTATGGAATATTCAAAATATCAAAATGATCTGTTTGATTTCGTTCAAAATTCTGAAAACAGTGCAGTTGTTGAAAGCGTGGCTGGCTCAGGAAAAACCGTGTCCATTGTAGAGGCTGCAAACAGGCTCGACGGGATAGCTCACAGGCCTTTGTTCCTTGCCTTCAACAAGTCAATTGCTACTGAGCTTGGAGCAAGGTTGCCACCAATGTTTGAGAGCCGGACTATGCATAGCCTTGGCTATCGTGCGCTGCTGAGTGGCGGTCCTTTCCATACAGAAAGCAGCAAGCAAAGAATTCTACTCAGCCAGGCAAAAGAAGAAGGTAAAATTTCCTGGGCTGAGTACAAAGACAAGGCGCAAATCAGGCAGTTGGTGCAGATTGCAAAGTCTCATTTACTTGGTCCCGACTCTCCCACGATTGAATTTATTAACCTGATCAAGCGTTATGAAATATCCCCAGATGTCATGGAAGACGGAAGGCTTATCGAGCTGGCCATATTGATGCTGGAAATGTCACTGAGCAAATCCAAGATGATTGACTTCGATGACATGATCTACCTGCCATTGATGAATGAAATGAGGTTTCCGCAACATGATTTTATATTTGTTGATGAAGCACAGGATTTAAACGCATCACAGCATGAGCTTCTGAACCGTGTTCTGGTTGACAATGGCCGCTTGGTCTGTGTGGGTGACTCAAAACAAGCCATCTACGGCTGGAGAGGGGCCTCAAGCGCTTCAATGTCAAAGCTCGGATACATGTTCGACTGTGACATGCTTCCGCTTTCAATCTCATATCGTTGCCCCAAGAAAATTGTTGAAAGAGCAAAGGTGATTGTTCCTGAAATAGAAGCTGCACCCTGGGCAATTGAAGGTGAAATCAATTACATCAAGAACATCACAGAGAAAACCTTTGCCCCCAACGATATGATTTTATCCAGGGCGAACGCACCTTTGTTGGGGATGGCTTACAGGCTCATAAGAATGAAGATTCCAGCAACGATTGTTGGCAGGAATATTGGCGAAGGTCTGGTTAAGTTAATCAGGGGCTTCGAGGCCGACAACGCCAACCAGCTTGAAAAGAAGCTTGGTAAATGGGAAGAGAAAAGAGTCCTTCATCACATCAACAGGGATGAATACAGAAGTGCTGACCATGTACGCGATAAAGCCAACACGATCAGGGTTTTCCTGAAAGAAATGCCGGGCGAGAGCGTCAACAAGATCATCAATGAAATTGAAGGTATGTTTGGTGAGGCCCGTCAGGATTTCGTCAACTTGTCTACAGTCCACAGAGCCAAAGGGCTTGAGGCTGACAATGTTTTCATTATGGAAAACAAACCTTGGCATAAGTCTTCCAAGAAAGGCGCTTCATGGCGTGAGCAAGAAGAACGCAATATTGATTACGTTGCCATCACCAGAGCCAAGAAAACTCTGAACTATTTGGAAAAAACATGATTAAACGAGAGCGAATACCAGATTTAATTATAGATCGGGCAGTAGAGCTTTGGTGTAGGAAATTACTCGAACCTGTTTTTGACAACGGTGATGATTCAGTTCATGGCGGCATGAGTCATGCGCTTGCGATGACGAGGATATTGAGAGATAAATCAGATATTAACAATATCAATGATCGGATTGAAGTTTTCAGGAAGCTGCTCTCGGAAAGGATCAAGAGCATGCGTGATGGTGCAGAATATCTAAACCCCTGGCTTGACGTTGATTACAACCCTTGTGAAGAGCTTGCGCGTGCAGCAGATCATGCTGGAATACCTCACTCACAGTTCTCTTGCAAGTCGTCTGTATATATGCGCATGGATTATGTATCCACATCGTTTGGGTATGGCGTAGATGATACTTATCACTATCCTCTACCTGATGGCGGATGGTTACTTACCACGCTTCAAGGGCCAGATATTGACAAGATGATTAAACAAATTATGAGTGGAAATTTCATGGGGTTAACTGTTGAAGGCGCTGATGGCGCTTTGCTGGAGAAAACCTGATGGGAAAATCATATGTGATGGCTAAAGTTTTATATAAATGCGTCAGATGCCAAGCCACTATCGAGGTAGCGCCAACGCTCTGCTCATCACCAGAAATAATAAATAGTAGGGATGATGGTTATCAGATTCTAGCGTCATCCAATATCCTTCATGGCTGCAACGAAACTGAAATTGGAGTCTGCACTTTCATTGGCTGCGATGTAATTGAAGATGAATAACGCCTTCATGAAATTCATCCAGACGACTTACATCCTGGGGCATAACCTTGGCTGCTGGTACGAGAGATTGAAATACCGGGGCCACGACTGTATGGGCATGTGCGAACGTGACATGGCTGCAATTAAATCTGGAAAACAAAATGCTTCGAACTGAAAAAGAAAGATTAATAGAGCTGAAAAAAGAAGAAGAATATGCGCTCAGAAAGCTTTGCATGAATCCAGAAATATTGGTGCTTGTGAACCTTATAAAAGAAAACTGTGACAGGGCAAAAACCGCAAATGTCACCGCAAACACTTCTATCAAAAATATTTACCGGAATCAGGGTGTGGCTCGACATGCTACATCACTGATTGAAACTTTGAATGAATTTATCCCAAGAGGATTGCAGGAGAAATAAATGTCACTGACACAACCACAAAGTAACCAGTTAAAAAAGTCTGACGATCCCAGATTGATTGGGGGAATGACGAACAAATACGACTTGCCAATACCTATTGCGCTTGCGATTGCAATGGATGAATACTCGAAAGGCAAGTCTGACTTCAGCGCTACTGAATTATTGAAGCCTCCACAGATGAGGGCTTTGAAGATAAAGCACGCTGATGAAATTGTTCAGGATGTTTCTGACATGATCTGGGCAATGTTCGGGACCGCAGTTCACCTTTTGATTGAACGGGCAACGATCAAATTCAACAACACAAATCGGATTGTTGCCGGTGTTGTTGACCCTGAGATTCTGATCCCAGAAGAGCGCTACTTTTGCACTGTCACAGTTGATGGAATCGAATATGTTATCAGCGGCCAGGTTGATCTGATTGAGGGTCGCAAAAAGATGCTATCTGATTACAAAACCACATCCGTCTGGTCAATCATCTTCAATGACAATGATGACTGGCTGCACCAACTGAACATCAATGCTTATCTGGCTATTCAAAATGGCTTGGAGATTGAAGCATTGCAGATCGTAGCCATTCTCAGGGACTGGATGAAATCAAAGGTCGGAGAAGGTAACTACCCCAACCTACCAATAGCCGTGGTCCCGCAAAGATTGTGGCCGATGGAAAAAACCCTCGGTCTGATCGCTGAGAAGATCAGAGAGCATACTGCTGAGACTCCACGGCCATGTACGGAATCAGAGCGCTGGTATACAGGTTCTAAGTACGCTGTCATGAAGGGTACGAATAAGCGAGCTACCAGGGTGTTCGATGACAAGAACAGCTCTGACCCTGAAGCGGCTGCTAACGAGCTTGCAGCTACCTCCAGTCAAATGTTTGTAGATCACCGGCCTGGAATTAACAAGCGCTGCGAAGCTTACTGTGATGCAGCAGATTTTTGTCCACAATTTAAAAAACTCAAGGGAGTAAGTTAAGTGATTATTAATATCAGCAAAGAATACAGGCTGCTTGGAAAGCCTGCTGGCTGGTTTCTGCAAAAAAGGATTCCAGAAACCCTCATTGACAAGGATGAACTTTGGGAAAACGTAGCATCCGATAATGGACAGGCTGTGATTTTTTATGACCTTCCTTCAGCAAGGGATTCTCTGGTAGATTACTTCATCAGAAGTACCGAAGGAGAATCTGTAGAAGATTTCCAGGCAGCACTCGCGGCTACTGTTGACATGATCAACAAGCCATTCAAAGAACGCCTACAGCCGGGCGTAATTCAAACACCACCGAAGTTAGTTTAAGGAGAAGTCAATGAACGCATTTACAGCACCACCAAGCGAAGGTGGAGATTTTGAGAGGGTAGAACCTGGTATGCACCCAGCACAATGTTCTGGCATGTTTGATCGTGGTAGCCACTTCAACGAGAAGTCTCAAAAGTTTTCCCGCAAGATCACTTTGATTTTTAATCTCTCAACCCTGGATAGCGAAGGAAAGCATTTTGAAATGTTCAGCAACTATACATTCTCAATGTTTGAAGGCTCTTATCTTCGCAAGGCCATAGAGAGCTGGTTCGGGAAAAGGTTTGACAGTAACGAAGACGCTGCTGCATTCGATCTCAGTAAGCTGCTAACTCGGAAGGCTTACTTGAACGTAGTTCATAACACGTCTGGGAACAGCACATATGCCAACATTGAAACGATTGTCCCGCTCCCGCCAGCCATGAAACAAAGCGAAACATTTCCGGCTATCGAGAACCCATTGCTGTTCAGCCTTGATGCCTTTGATCAGGTCATGTTCAATCGCCTTCCTGATAAGATCAAGGAAAAGATTCAGCAGTGTCAGGAATGGGGCGCAATTGGTGCTGAAGCATCTGCGTCTGTGCCTGCACAGTCTGGTGACAATAGTGAGTTTGTGGATGATTTCATCGACGATATACCTTTTTAATTCAACGACTTACATGCAAGGCAGAGATATTAAAGCATGAATAACCAAGTAACGCAATGCTGTATTAAATGTCGGAGGGTTCTGTCTCTCTCCGATTTTTATAAACATAGAGGTAATTGAGAATTGATAGCTGCTGTTTGGCCCTGCCAATGCCCTGCTTAGCCGCCGATGACCACATCGGTCCCCCAAAGGCAGTGTGCGGAAGGATGGGAAACAGTACAGTCCCAGGCAGCAGCATATGAGTTCTTAATTGAGGATAAATAATGAAAGATCAACCAACATCTGAACAGATTTCGAAGCTACCAAAATGGGCGCAAGTCTATGTGACTAAATTGGAAAGAGAGCGCGACGAAGCAAATAAGATTCTTTATATCGCAATGGATGATCAGAAAGAATCACCTTTTTATACGGAAGAGTTTCGTGGTATTGAGAATGCAATTGAAGATAGATATTTCAAGCGGTATTTTCAGGCAAGATTTATCTATGTAGAGCATGAGGGTATCAGGCTTAGCGTTAAGCTGCCTTGTGGAGTTCAGGGCCGTGAGGGTATTGAGATTTCATGGGAATCCACTGGCCCCGGAGGCGGGAATATTTGCATGCTTCCAACATCATTTCAGCGAATCAGGCTTTTTCTACCTGATGGTCTAAAGCAGGCGCAAGACATGCTTGCTGATTCAGTGGCACTCATTGATTTTGTTGCAATGAAGTTGTCTGTAGATGCTGAACCTCATCAGACTTTTAATGATCGCCTGATCGAGACTGCGGAACAAAATATAAAAATGTGTGGTTGGACCCAGGTGGATACCGAGACAGCGCGATCAGAATGCGGCTATGAAGTCATGCATGAGCGCGGAACAGAGTTTCCGAATTTCTGCTATGAGTGTGGCGGCAAGATAAGTGGCCATAAATAATGGCTGGCCTAATCTCAGTCTGGTGCGAATTTTGTGAGGCTTACCACAAGGATCACAAATGCCCGCACCCTCGCCGTGAGTATTGGATCAACGATTGTCACGGATTTATGAGTGATGATACGCCCGAAATAATTGAGGGTTTAGAAAATGAAAATGAACATTTGGGCAATCTGATCCACCAAATAAGAGCAGAATTGTTAGCTGTGCGTGATGGTGGCTTTTCTAAAGAAAAAGGACTGGATTTAATAATGGAAACAATGGTAGATGAAATGCCAAAGGAAAGCACCGATGCAGAGTCATAATCAGATTATTAAAAATTGCGTCAGAGAACTGAAAAAGTATCATGGCCTGCCGCCACATGACGGAGACAATAAAACCGAAAAGCTTAATGCCTGTTTCTACAGGAGCATCAGAGATACATTCACTGTAGCTGTGATGAGAAGGGCAAACAAGCGTATTCAAATCCTGATCGCTCGGTGGGAAAAAATACGACAGGAATTTATTCAAAAAACATGAGCGCACAAAACGCCATAACCAAATCAGCACGCGGCCAAAACTGTACCTTACAGATCGGCGGAGTATGCAAGAACCGCACAGAAACAACTGTGCCGTGCCACTTCTACCCGATAGGCGGTCAAGGTAAGGACAAGTCATTTGATGGGATTGCTGACGGTCTGAA